CTCGAACCGCAGTAGGCAAATCGAAGCACATAGACAAGTGGCCACTTGGCCTTGATTTTACTATTACACCGACCCCGGCAGGAATCAAGCAAGGGGTTACTGTTGCATTGAAATCGATACAGACGCCAGAAATTGACTTCGACGAACCAGAGGATGGGACACAGGGCGCGGTGAGCGTCGTTCCATCGGTAAGTACGTCAGCGGATGGCGCAACAAAAACCATCACTGAAAATCAAGAGGTAGATATGGAAAAGCAGGAACTCGATTCTGCGGTGCAAGCGGCTGTTAAAGCTGCAATGAAAGCACAGGCAGATGAGAAAGCAGCACAAGAAGCCGCGACGAAAGCAGCGGCGGATGCCGAAGCTGCGCGGAAAAAGGAAATCGAAGATGCCGTGCAGGCTGGTCTCAAAGCCGCAGGCGTGCGCATTGTACGCAAACCCGTCAATGCTGGCGCGGTGAAGACGCAGGCCAATGCTCCGGCTGTTAATCTCCAAACCGAACGCGGTGACGATGCGTTCAAGGCGTTCAATTACTTCCTGAAAACCGGCGATCACGAAGCACTCCGGGACACGGAACGAATGAACTCCGAAGATGCAGATCTTCTCGATCCTGAAAAGTTCAAGGAAGGCATGAAGACGACTTACAACGTCGTCGGCTCGACGCAGTATCAAGGTCTTGAGCTTGTCCCAACGGAAGTCTACGACAAGATCACGGAACTGCGCGATCCCGTTTCCATCGCTCGCGTCGGCGGTGCTCAGGTCATTCCGATTGGCGCAAAAACCCGCAACTTCCCGGTCGAGAAAAACCGTTCTGGAAAATTCGTGATCGAAGCCGAAGGTTCGGCCTACGATCCGAACGCGGTGCAGAACTTCGATAAACGCGCAATCACGGCGTTCAAATTTACCCGTACGGTTGCAATGTCGATTGAAGTCATGGAAGATTCCGTGGCAGATCTGACCGGCTGGTGGACGCGGCACGTTGCCCGTATGGAAGCCCTGACGGAGAATTATTATTTCTCCATCGGTGTGGCAGGTGGAGCCTCCACGCCGGAAGGAATCATCGGCGGCGGCACGGCGGCTTTGACGCTGGCAGCAGCGGGCACGATTACGGCGGCAGAAGTTGTCTCGCTGTTCTACAAACTGCCCCAGCCTTACCGTGATAATCCGTCGTTCATGTGCAACGGAAATACGGAAGGGATTATCCGGGCACTCTCCGGCAACTGGTTCCAATTCCAGCCGACGCCTTCTGGCTCCGGCGGTGGGAACTATCCGATGGGCGCGGATTGGATTATCAGTCCGAAATGCAAACTTCTCGTCGCTTCCGATATGGCGGACTTTGGATCGGCTGCGAAGGTTGCGTGCGTCGGTAACTGGTCGGAATACCTTATTGCAGAACGGTCGGCCATGTCGATTTTCCGCGATCCGTATTCCAGCGCAAGCTCCGGTCTCGTGAACTTCCATTGTCACTTCCGCAGAGGCGGCATGGTTGGTGTCACCGAGGCGTTCCAATACGCAACGTCGAAGACGTCGTAGTAACACGATTCATGATGAGCCGGGGAGTCCTGTTACTCCCCGGCAATCTTATTACACGAGGATGAAATGGCGAAGAAAGACACAAAGCAAACTTCCGAAGCACCTTCGGTGTCGGATGCTCCACAAGAGCAGGCAAAGAATGAATGTCCTGTCCCAGCCTTGCAGCATGAAAAAGAACTTGCATGGCTGCTTGAGAAAGCACGGGTAATCAAACCAACGCGAATTATTGAGATCGGATCGCTTTATGGTGGGACGCTTTGGCATTGGATGCAGTTAGTCGGTAAGGGTGGACAGGTTGTTGTGATCGATCAACTGGTTTCTCCTCAAGCCTCGGAATATGCTTTGCAGAGGGAGTGTCACGAGAAGACCTGGAAGCAATGGGCTGAGAAATTTGGTGTTGAACTTCATATCGTAGAGACCGGATCGACTTACGCTGAGACAATCGGAAAAGTTCATGGTCTTATGCCGGAAGCAGATTTGCTTTTCATCGATGGTGATCACGATTATGAATATGTGAGAAGCGATTTCATCAACTACGGCCCGCGTGTCCGGCAGGGCGGGATCATCGCCTTCCATGATATTTCGCCGGAGCCGTATTATGGCTCATCGAAATTCTGGATGGAACTCAAGAATCGGTATCCGACACAGGAAAAGATCGTCGCCGTTAATCGCGGTATTGGCGTAATCGTGCAGGGGTATCAGGCACAAATCAATCAAGGCATTATCAGAACTCTTTAAGGAGAACAAACATGACACTCAAGACAGGCGATGATGTCCTTGTGCTTCAGTCGGCAGGAGGCGCTGGATTTTCTTTCGTAGCTGGAAAAATCGAACGAGTCGATGCAGGGAACAACGCCATACTTCAGGATATGGTCAATGGTGGGACAGCTCGCGTTATGAATGCTGGGAAAATGCGCTATCGTGCGACGCTCGTTCAGACTGGCACGACGGCGCCGGTTGCTACAGTACTGGAAAATAGTCTCAGCGGAACGGTTGTCTGGACACGCACGAGCGCGGGCATTTACGTCGGCACGCTGGCTGCTGCTTTCACATCCGGCAAGACGACACTGTTCACCACCGATCTGATGGGCATTGCCGATGTCGCAGTCACAGCCAATACGATCACGCTTACCACGCAGGGCGATGCTGTCCTGAATGGGCACACACTTTATGTGGAGGTTCTTCCATGAAAACGTTCATCAAGATTCTGATTCTTTCGATACTGTCCTTGAACCTGGTCGTGGCACAGACGATCTACATGAAGGTTCAGGCGAAGGATACAACAACGCATGCACCGGGTTCGTATGTAACGCCGACGCAACTTGATGCAAAAGTGAGTCTTTCCGATACGGTAAACAAAGATCCCGGGTACGTGACGCAGACTATGTGGTCAAAGGCTCCTGTGTATTTTTCGATGGCGGCAGATACCACAAACCCGACACGATTAACTCCGAAGGTCATCGGCGGTCTGGAAACGAATTTGCTTGCTTCGGCAACTTATGAATTTGGAGCATCGATTCAGTTCACGGCCAACAATGTAGGCAATGGCCTCGTGCTTATCTGGTCTTTCCCCGGATCACCGACGAGCTTTTCCTCGACGTTTTTAATTCCCGTTGCAGCCAACGGTACATCTGCACTTTATACCGGGCAGCAGACAGCGACGACCGATACCGTGATCACGACAGCAGTTGGTTCGGCATCTGCGGTTTATACTGCAATTATCACCGGCAAGATTGTGAACGCCTCGACACCTGGCACGCTCCGGCTTTGGTTCAAAGGTACTACGATGCAATACACGGTGACGATTAAGGCCGGTTCATCCATGTGGGTTCGGAGGGTGTCCTGATATGCTGATTTCCGTTGTCACGCGGACGTATAAACGTCCCAAAATGTTCGCTGCAAATCGCCAGTCTTTGAAGATGCAAACGCTTCAGGACTACGAAGAAATCGTAATTCGGGATGAGGTTGGCATCGGCTGTGCGGAGGCGAATCATCGTCTATGTCTGGTCGAGCCAAAAGGCGACTATGTATGGGTGTTTGACGATGATGACGTGCTGGAAGATGATACGTTTTTCGAGAAAGTAAAAGAGACGGTCGATCAATTTCATCCTGACGTGATTTTCGTCAAGGGATGGATTGTCGGGCAGATACTGCCTGACAGGTGGCCGATTGAAGAAGGGCATATCGATGGAATCAATTATGTCGTCTCGCGTGAGATGTGGGATCGATGCAAAAACTCATGGGATCGTGCTTATGCGGGAGATTTTTCGTTTATCAATGCCGTGATGAAGCTCGATCCGCATGTTCGATGGCTCGATATAGTAGCAGCCAAGACGATCCGTGGATCTCATGGCGCAGTCGAGGAATGGGACTTTGAATTGCCACAAGGATTGCTTTCACGCGATCCGAACCGAGCGCGGCTCCGGCCAGTGAGAGACATGATGCATATCGGAGACATCATCCAGACGAAAGATGCTGTGGCAGGCATCGGATTCATCGCACAGAAAGGTGAGAAAGTCACGGTCACACGGGAGAACTTCGATAAGTGCGAAGGATTGATCCGCAGCGATATTGCGAAATTCGTTTCCTCTGCTCCGATGCGGGAAGTCGCGACACAGAAAGTCTTGATTTTCTGCCCTATCGGCGGAAAGTTGGAACAGAAAACACGCGATGCGATTTTCGCACAAGAAGACATCGAGAACTACGACATTATTTTCGCGCATGATAATCCGCACTCACCGATGAGCGAGAACGCGGGGCTGAATATACAACTGGCGTACGAGAAAATGCGAACGATGGCATTGCAGGGCAAATACGATAAGGTCTGGATTTGCGAAGCCGACATGATACCGCCGAAAGACGCTCTCAAGAAGTTGCTGGAAGTTGACGCAGAGATCGTGACCGGGTTGTATATTCTTCGACATGCCGCTCCGAATCCGAACATCGTCACGAAGGATAAGCAGTTCACGCTTTTTTCATTCGAGCATATCAAGAAAAACTGGGGAAAGCAAATCACGGTGGGCGGCGGTTGCATGGGTTGTGTATTGATTGACAAGAGTGTACTTGAGCGATTCTCGTTCATCTTGAAGGATAACAAGAACGCACCGGATATTCCATTTATGGAATGGTGCATTCAGAACGAAATCCGACAGGTTGCCCGGCTGGATGTTGTCTGCGGGCATGTGAAACCGACCGGGGAAGTGCTCTGGCCGAGTGAGAAGACAGGATTTCGAGAAGAGAAATCGGCAGCATAAGGAATAACGATGGCAACTGAAAATCTTGATGCATTTGCAATGATGGGAAAGCTTGCGGAGAAGTTCGGTTCTTCAATTGCACCGAATCCGGAAGGCATAGTTTACGTCGATGCGGCATTCGCGAATATCAATGTGTGGCCGTACTTCGGTGATTGGACGATTCATGCGAAGCCAGCGGTGATGGCCAGACAACCGGCACCGGTGACGAACGTGTATAAGATCATCGCAGGGAAGAACGCGGACAAGACGAAAATCTCTCTCGGCTCTGATACCGTTGCTTCCCTCGCCGCGCTCGGCATCACGGTGGTGGAGATAGATAGCGTGGGGCCGCAGGGGGAAAAAGGCGACAGGGGAGATCAAGGTCCGGCTGGGAATTCTCCATTGCGATGGATTGGCTATATATCACAAACGGAGCAAGATGCACCGGTTCTGATTCCGGAGACCACAAACATGACTCATCCTCCAACGACTCAGAGAATGGGTGTTGGCTTATATAGGCTTCTTAGCGCTGACTTTGTCGCTGGCAAAGTTTTGATTCATCCATGGGGATTCAACGTTCTTATTCCATTTTACGATTTCAACGACAATCCCAGCGGTGAATTGCTCGGCTTCATAGCTTTTATCACTTTCGGTAACGGCGTCTTAAACTTTCAGACCTATCAAGCCACTCCGAAAGACGGGGACGGATATTTGATAAATGCTGACGGGATCATCGATGGTGGTTGGCATTTCGAGTTAGAGTTGCTGCCGTGAGTGCGAAGGTGTATATATCCGATCCAGAACCAACCGGGCATGGTGCGACTGTCAAGCAGGCAATTTTTGCGGGTGGAAATGGATTGCTCGTTGATAGTGATGTCGCAATTGATTCGACGGCGGACATGTTCAACACGCTTTCACTTGCCGCAGCTGCTGGGGCGAAGATCGTAGTGAGGTCAATGACCGATATACAGACCTGTATCGGAATTGCACAGTCTGCTTTCTTGCAGAGCGGCATCATGTCCTTTATGCCCGGTGGTCCGAACATTCTCGGACAAACGATTCTCAATCCGGACGAAATCCCCGTCGGCATCATCACTTCAAGTGCGATTCTGCAATCCGGACAAAACGCGCAGGCCTCATTCGGCAACTGGCTGGAGTTTGTCGGTATCGATCAATGGTTTGGCGACGGCGCGCAGGAGAGTGGTGTCAATGGTTACATTGCCGGACAAATCTACGCCATCATGGCCGCTCGCGGTTGCAATGCAATGGAGGCGCGGATCTGCGCCCGCGCCACGGCGAGCAACGGCGGCGTGTGGAATATGTATAACGGATTCGGTGAGATCAATGTCGCGGCAGCGATCGCATACGTGATACCAACAAGGCAACAGACGATGAATCATAAATTGATGGCGGCATAAAATGACCTATACGGCATCGACTCGAACGATAAGCGGACTCACGCCGGGAACAATTGCTCAGGATTTCATTGGCACGCCTGCCATATTCACAATTGGTTCAACGGATTATTTCGGCACTGTTGATACTGTTGCGTCCGATGGCCTGAGTTTCACACTGAACGCAGAAGGCTATTTGCCTTCAAGCGATGGAACAGTCACGAATCTTTCGCTTTCGGATATCGCAATCCCTCCGCTGAACCCGTTGATTGACATCGTTTCTTTGATCGATCTGAAAACGTATATGGGAATAGCGCAGACGGACACGACAAAGGATGTGCAGTTCTCATCATGGATCACAACGATTTCTCAACTCATCGAAAATGAACTCGGCAATCAACCTGTCCGTCCGCGTCCGATGGAGGATTTTCTCGATGGCGAAGGTGATACGAAATTGTATCTGAACAAGGGCAGAATTGTATCATTGCTTCCCGATCCGAATACAGGAAGCCAACTCGACAGTCTTCAATGGCGTGCTGCTGCGTTGGGAGATTGGGAACAGATGGTGGAGAACATCAACCTTGTCTATCTCAATCCTATCAGTAATTGGTGCATTGAATTGCTCGATTATCGAATTTTCCCTATCGGATGGAAGAACATTCGCGTATATTACAGCGCGGGATTCGATCCGATTCCCGGCGACATCACCAAGATGTGTTTCGAGATGATTCAGACGATGTGGGATGAATCGAAGTCCGGTGGTCATCCGAGACTTGGCATGAGAAGTGCCAACCGGGGAGGGGCCGGAACGAATCTCGGCGATTCATTTCTGGATATGGATGCACGCTGGAAGGCAGTCATCGACCGATACCGGAGAATTATATGAGCAATCGAAACATCGATGCGGGCATGGCGATTATCGTCGCGGGAGTGCAGGCGATTACAACAGGTGCGACATATACCAACACAGTCAAAACCGTCAGAACATCATTCAGCGATCCTAACATCCTTCAGGAATTCGATGTGGACGTGATTCGGGTCAGCGGAACACACAAAGGCCGGGACACAAACGCTCAGGTATTCGATTCTCGTGTCACCGTCTGGATCGTAGGCTATGCAAAATCACCGAATATCGGATCATTCATCAATGATCTTCTCGCTTATGCCAAAAGCATCGGTATCACGCATATCAACGATGCGGGAAACAAATGGCGTATGGATGTGACTGGCAACGGACAGAAGGGCATCAAGGACAATCTGATGAACATCGTTCCGGGCGGTGAGTTGATGTGGGGCGTTGTCGAATTTGATCTGGACTTTCTTTTCCAGCAGGCAGGATCATGATCGATATTAAAATCACCGGCAGTCTTCCGATGATCAAATCCGACCTCACGCCTGCAATGGCAAGGGTCGCGGAATTGCTCTTGCAGTCAAATTTGGAAAGGTTCGAGAACGAGGGCTATGGCACATGGCCTCCACGACGCGATGGATCACCGGCAACACTCGCAGGAATTGCAAACACGCTCCAGAAAACAAGCGATTCGCGTTCCGCGACAGTTTCGGCGATGAACACAATCCATCAGCGCGGTGGCCCGATGAGAATCACGGATCGGATGCGGTCTTTCTTTTGGGCGAAATGGTACGAGACACAAGACCCGCGCTTCAAATGGATGGCACTCACGCGCAGTGGCATGCTTTCATTTCCCGTGCGGACGTATCTCACGTTTCGTGAAGGCATCATTGATGACATCAAGGATATTCTCGGTCAAGAGATTTTGGTTTCAGAGACAACATCACACATCTGAGGACTGTCAATGGATGACACTTTTGAAGGCGCGATAATCAACGGAAAGCGGTTTCCCTTTGTTCGTATCACGATGGCAGAGCAACCGAAGATACAGCGCAAGCTCAATAGGCTCAAGCTGTACGATTTCTTTGTTGCGTGGTTCTATCTGCGACGCATTCAGAAGATTATCCTGCGATTCAAGAAATACGGCATCCCAGCAAAGGATGTGATGGATCAGACCGAAGATCCAAATTCGTTCATCATGACGCTCGCCCGAAGATCATTCATTGGTGGCCTACAAGCGCGACGCACCGAGACCGAGCCTACGCGGCAGTGGAAGAAAGTTCGGGATGCAGCATTCGAGAAGCGGGGATTATGGAAATTCGGAATCGTGCCAAAGGAACTTTGGTGCTCACAGATTAAATTTCAGGACGCCGGAGGAATACAGGCAGATTTTTTCGCACTCTGGAGGGCCGCGGGAAAAGAATACAGCGAGCACTTGGACTCATTGAAAGATTCAAAGACAAAGGAAAAGACAGCGGCAAGCGTCGCCGGTTGATGGAAGAACTGCCATCGGACTATAACTTCGATTGGCAGATATTCTCATTGGCGAAAATGTTGGGACAATCAGAGGATGAAATCAAAGAGCAGTATACGTATACAGAGACTGTGGAACGAAACCTTTTCGGGATTCACGAGAATTATGTTGATCGGGAATTAATGCCGAAGAAATGACATGGCAGATAACACGCTAAATATCACCGTTGAAACTGACGATGCCCAGCTTCAATCTCTGAAAGAAACGCTTAACAACACGAACCTTACTGTTGGGCAATTAAGCAAAACGTTCAGGGAATATTCCAGCACCGTGATTGCTGGAAGCCAAGCGCAAAAAGACTTGATGGATATAAAAGCTCAGGCTCTTTCTCAAATGAAGTCTGAGCAAGCCCAAGAAAATAGCCTGACGAATGTCATTCGAGGTGCGCGTCAAGAACGTCGAATGTATATGTTTGCCGTCAATGAGAGTATGGCGGCGGTGACGGCCATCATTGGCAAAGAAGATGCGTTGACAAAGAGCGTTGCACAGGGAGCGCAAGCGTTTTTCGGGATGCAGTTTGCTCTTCAAGCTCTTGGCGGAACATTTGCTGAATTCGCCATGCCCGTTGCGGCAATTATTGCCTTGTTCATCGTGATCAAACAATTATTCTTTGATACCGCAGAACAAGCAAAGGAGTCCGCCGAGGCTCAGAAAAAATACAACGATGCGTATGCTGAATGGCATGGTCTTGTTGTGGAAACGCAGGGATTGAAAGAAAAAGCTGGTGAGGGAGATTATGCTACAGAACAAAAGAAACTTGATCGTCTGAGGAACACTCTCCAAGATGCGAAGGCCGATTATGATGCGTATGTCGCAGAGGGTAGGGCTGCAGAAACAGAAGGATTGAAAGCCGAGAAAGCATATCTTGAAGCAAAACAGGCCGTGCACGATCAAGAAGTTGAAATCTCCAGTCAGCGGAAAAAGGATTCTGCTGATGAAGAAAAGAAACGCGAAAAGGAATTGAACGATCTCGCTACGCGTCAAGATGCGATGCACCAGATTGGATTGATGAACGATCAGGAATATCTCGCAGTTCTGAAAACACGGGAACAGCGCGCGCTTATCGGGGATGATCTTAAAGAACAAGCTGCTTTGATGAAAGAGATCACCGATCTTCAAGTCAAGATTGCACAGAATCCCGACCTGCAACCGCTCGATACGAGCTTGAAGCGTCTGGGAAGAGTCTCGGTTTCCACAACAGTAAAAGGCGTTCCCGTTGGTCAAGCATCTGCAAAGGACAACTCAGAAGCCATTACTGGATACATTGTCGATCCGCTTCGAGAAGGATTCCGCACGCTCGCGCAACAAACGAATGAGTGGTTCTATAATGCGTTCGACCGAAGCATCGGTACGAATTCGGTACTCGAGAAAATGCTCGTCAGCACGCTGGGTGCCGTATTGAACACGTTCACAAAAGACGCAACGGATTATCTCGCCAACATTGCAATCACTGGAATCACAACGTTGCTCGGCCTCGCTTCCGGTGGCGATGTCTCCTTCGGTGGCCCGCTTCAATTCGCGGCAAACGGTGGGAATTATGGCTATGGTAGAACGCAGAATGTGATCGTCGGTGAACGCGGCCCGGAACTCATGCAAGTGGGAACAAACGGCGTGCGCGTAGTGCCGAATCACATGCTAGGTGGTTCCGGTGGTGGCATGAGCACTTCGGTGCAAATCGGCGATCTGAAGCTCGCAGGAACCGATCTCGTGGCTTCTTATACGTTGACTCAACAAGCTCGCAGAGGACGGCGGTTCTGATGGCACAGACTTCTTTACAATTGCCGACGATTCATGGGCTTCCGGTGGGAGATGTGAAGAGTTATCTGTTCTACGATGACTCTATGGGGCCGCTTATTGCACCTTCGGGATGTCCATTTCTTGACATTGGGGAAATCGTTGAGTCCATCGACATGGAGGCAGGATTCACCGATCTCGATAATGTGCAAGTAATCGTGCGAGAAGATTACACACAATTGGAATATCCGAACATACCAATATATTCCAGCGTTGGGATTCCTGTTTACGATTCAGGCAGCGTGCAGGAATTTGGGAACGGAACAAACCTCTCGCCGATTACTGGATTTGAAAATCCCGCCGATACATTCTTCAACGGCTTCCCGGGAAATCACACAGCGAGTAGAACGACTTTGGATTCCAAGACCGGATCTGCTTGTTGTAGAATAACAGCTTCCGGTGCAGGAAGTGCGTGGTCTAATTGCATTTATTATTATTCAATATCCATCGATGTGACCAAGACCCATAAGTTCATGTTCTCGGCGAAATCAATTTCTGGAAACACTGATCTTTATGTCTACGGAATTTTCACGGGAGCGGGCGCACATTTTGTTTTGACATCCGATTGGCAAACGTTCGTCATTAATGGCAGCCATCTCCCCGGTGACGTGAGTGCTCCGATGTTCTTCCTCGGCGGTGCCGGGACGTGCGATATTGATGACATCAATTTCCAGGAGGCGTCGACGCATGATGTCTCAGCGATTACTGCTAGTATGTATGTAATGTCAAAGCGATATTCGGGCGGTGGTAACTTTGTGAATACATGGGCAAAAGTTACAAGTGCAAGTTCTGGTGTTATTCATATCGATGCATGGTCGAACGGCACGCCAACGAACGGACAGGGCTTTCAAATCTATGCAACGCGTCCCGGACAGCCTTCCGGGTTCTGGTATAATCTGATTCAGAACAATCCCGATCTACCAGTGGAGATCATGTTTACTGTGATGGAAGGAACTGACGAAACGTTCCTATTTCGCGGGAAGCTTTATCGACAGAATATCAAATGGAATGAGGTGTATCTCGATAAGCTCTCCGGCACGCCGACGCGATGGGAACGCGGAGTAAAATTCCAACTCGTATCATCATTACAAGTTCTTGAGGAAGTGACCATCGATGCATTACTGACAGAGTGCAAATTGCATGCAGTAACTGGCGGTAGCACAGGCTACGATTTCGTGAAAATGCAGGATGTCGTTGCAAGCATGATCAAGCTCGCATTTGCAATAGCATTTGATTCCTCGACGTGCGTGAATAATTCGTACGACATACAGCCGGTTTTGGAAATAGTCGATCCGCCTACGCTTGCATGGACAGATTGCGGAATCGCGGTGAGATCGACGGGAGGTGCTGATGTCGGCTTTTTCGACAAGACAAGTACCAATGTCGCAGGCTGGTATAACAAATACGCAACGGCGTACGATCTCCTGAAATCGTTTTGTTTTCAGTTTGCCGTGGTTCCACGTTATCAATTCGGGACACTGGACGGACTCATCGATCCAACGCCGTCAAACAATACGCATAGATTGATTTTCAATTCTCGCGGTCAATCGGGTGCGATGGTCACAATGTCCAATTCTGTTCCGGCCTCTGTCTTGGTAAGCGATACACCACGAAGAGCATCAAGCTACCGAATAACAGACAGCAGGAACGGAGATTTGACTTATTACATTCTCAATGGTGTATTGGTGAAGGGAGAGGCTCCGCCCGCGCAGTTTGACATTGATGGAACCGTAGATTTTCAAGTTCATTATACGTTGGATGAATGGCAATGGAGTTTGGCTGCATCGGCTACTTCGTACGGACATCTTGTGACCATGATTCAATGGAAAAATTATCAAGATCCGTTGGTCGGTTATTATGAGAACGATGTAACCAATGACAATTGTCTTGCGAAGGCATTAGTTCAATACTTGAATAAACGTTTCGGGCCGGGCAGAACGCAATATACCCGCGCATACAATTCCATTCAGGCGAACAACGGATCGTACACTTCTCAGCGATACAACCGGACTCTCATGAGAACACAGATTAACGATGGAGTGGCTTCGAGGACTTACTATGCGACCGAGGTCAGGAAGAACGTGCTGACCGGGAAATCTCAAATCATTTGGGTGCAGGAATGATTACTCTCGGCTATAATTCTGGCATTATGGATGCGTGTGATGCTACTCCATGGGGAAGCGATCAGGGATCGAACGTCGTTACATCGATTGATACAACAATTTTCAGAACGACAACCGGATCGATGAAACTCGCGATTGCAAGCGGAGCAACTACTGGATTGCTTGCGCATAACAATCTTTGCGGCAATCTTTCTCTCAGTACGACGATTGCCATGTGGATTTATCCGACAATCGCGGTTCCTGCAAATGCCTTGAATCTTTCACCGGATGGAGACACGAATATCAATATACCGGCTTTAACGGCTAACGTATGGAATCGCGTCGTGCTCACGATTGCAAATCCTTCGTTGATTACTGCCGGTGCGCATCTGTATTTGTACCAAGCAGTGGATATTGGGGCATGCTCAATTTATTTGGATGATATTCGCAAATTTGTCACGCGGGACTTTGCCACATCTTCGGTCAAAGGAATACAGACGCCAGAGAGAGTGCAGAAGAAGATGATCACGTATAATTCCATCGACTTTTCGGTGAACAATGTCTATCTGGCAAATCGAAGGAATCCTCAGATTGATTTCCAGCCGTTGAGCGATATGATCGATCTGTTGTTCATGCACAACTGGTATGAGGCATCGGATAAGAGTTTGTTCTACGATTCCGACGAAGTGCTTGTTGAAAACGAATCACAGGGAACATCTTCTTTCGGCGAACCTTCGGTTGAGATTGCACAGTATGAAGCCGAGTACGCAAATGGATTTGAGTTGGCAAAAGAATTCACGTTGAATTTTGTTGAACGAACGCCCTGGAAGGCAATCCTTCCGGCAAGCTGGCATACATAAGGAGAAACAATCATGAGTGTACTCGCTGTTAACTACGCAGACATCGTTTCGTCTGGCATCACGGACTGGAGAATTCTCGATCCCCGCACAGGCGCGGATCGCTACTATCCTTTTCTGAATCCCCGATCAACATCGGTGGACATGAAAACGTTGGGGAAAGAAGATTCCCTGAAACGATTTCATGCCTTCGATTATGACCTTCAAATGAAGGCCACGGTTCCGGTTGTTCGCACGACCGCGAATCAAATCAAGTTGCTGGACACGCTCTCATCGAATCAATTGAATCAGAAGATCACGCTTTCCAACGGTCAAACGATTTCCAGCGCTCTGGCAACGGAACCGTATTTCGGTTTCGGCTGGGAACTCGCAACCGATTCGATGGAAGATGATTTGCATCTGAATATCACGGCAGATCGTTATCTTACCCGTGCGGAGTTCGCGCAGATACTTGGAACAGCACCGGGGAACGGAACATTGAACGGTTCCGACAATCTCAAATTGATGGACTCCGCTACCATCGACGACATCGCACCGGGCGGGATTTCAAAGATCGAAGTTGGACAGACTGGAACTTCGTTCACCGATAACATTGGCATGCTGCAAAGCGCGAAGTTCAGCGCGAAGCTCACCACAAAGCGCGATACACGTGGACGCACATTCCGAAGTGGTGGCATCATGATTTCTGTCGATGCAGAAGCAGCACAGGCATCGAATACAGAGTTGCTTCAGTATCCAAACCTTGACAAGTATCAACTCGATTGGAAGTTGACGTTCGTCAACGGAATCGTGCTGACTCTCACCGCCGGGCTTGGCTTCCAGATGGAATGGCTCGCGGACAAAGACGCAGACGGAAACACATACACCAAAGTCACCGGCGGCGGGATTATTCTTCCTTCTGCTTGGGATGCTTGCTGGTCGGCATAAGGAGGATATATGAGCGTCTTAGCACCGAACATAGGCAATATCGTTCCTTCCGGTATCAGGGAATGGTGGTTCATCGATTCAGGTGATTCCGACTGGGGCGTATTGAAAACTGGAATACGCAACAGTTCCGTGTCTTTCAAGGCGATCACGAAATCGGACACGTTAAAACGCGATGCGACGCGGGCGTATGAATTATCAGCGAAAGCCGATTTTCCATGCCCGCATACATACGCGAATCTGATCAATCTTCTTCCCACGCTGGCGAATGATTCCGTCCTTTTGCAATCTCTGCTTCTCGTCAATGGGCAATTTCTAAGTGGGAATTCTCTCACCGGAATTGATGCGGGGATTAAATGGACGCTGGTAAACGATTCCGATCTGCAATCGGATATTTTTGTCACGATGGAGATGGCTCGACGGTTTACTCGTGCGGAGATAACGAGCAATTTGCTGACAAGTGGGAGTCCGTGGATCATTTCGCAAGATCACAGTGGCACATACATCGCGATGGATGCGATTACGCAAGATGATATTGCGCCCGCTGGAATTTCAAAGATCGAGGTCGGGACTAACACTTACACCGATAATCTCGGTTCGATTTCAAAGGGAGTGTTCAAAGCCGAATTGCTAATGACTGAACCCGATACGATTGGGAAACCGCATGGATTCAAGATTGCGCTATCCGTCGAAGCCGACGCACTTCAAGCGACAAATGCGGAGCTTATCGAATATTCCTCGCTCGATAAGTATCAATTGAACGTCAAGATCACATTCGTTTGCGGATGGGTACTGACATTGACTTCGCGGCTCGGTCTGGAATGGGAATGGAAATCCGATAAGGATGCAGATGGAAACTCCATCGTGCATGTGAAAGCGGCTGGCAATATCAATATCTCAGAGTTCGCCGCGCTCTGGTCATAAAAGGAGACTCACATGGCAAAGAAGAAAATCACGCTTGATGAATGGAAAATTGCCGCGAGGGATTGGAACAAAAGGAATGGTGCGAAATTCCGCAAGGCTCTTCACGATGGAGATGCCTCAACAGTCAGGGCAATGTTGACGGAAGATCCACCGCCTCCACCTCCGACGATACCATAAGTCAAGGACGCGCCAATGATAGCGAGGGCAATCAACTGGATAGTAGCTCAGGACAGGGCCGATGATAGAAGGGATGTAGGAATAATCGTTCTTTTCATTATCGTCGGCCTTCTCTGTTACGGAATCATTCAAATCAAGGCGAACGTGAAAACGATTCTGCAAAACAACAACTATGCGAATCAGCAACGCGCCGTTGCAGATTCTATTTCGCACAGACAGATCTTCGTTGCTGATTCGATTTCAAATGCTCAATGCCTTGCCGAAGAACAGAAGCGCACTCGAATTGCAGAAGATTTGAGATCGGGATATATGATTCTGGTCGATGAACACCTGCGCCGTAATGTGAAAGACAGCATAGAACTACGCATGGAAAAACAACGTTTGGAAAGAGAAGCGAAATGGACGTCGCCGAAGTAAAACACAGATCGATAAACCCGGGCAAAAAAGGATTTAGAATGGAAGCCAAAGAAGTCTATCAGATGATCGATCAGAAATTCGATGCCGTCATGGAAAAGATCGGGGAGATTAAGGAAGAACAGGCAGAAATGAAATCCGACGTGAAGCATATCAAGGATCAAACGACGAGAACGAATGGAAGAGTAACAGCACTTGAAAGCAATTGGAATACGCTTCGCAGTTGGAAGGTAGGAATGATTGTAGCCTGGACGATCATTTCAGTAGCAATTGGTGTTTGCGGGTATGCGATCATTGACGGTTATCAAACTCTCCAGATTCTAAAAATCCTACATCAGCAAAGCGGTGAAATCAAATAAGGAGACTATCATGGACTGGAATCAATTAATGGCGGTTGTCGTACAGCTTGGCATCTTTGCCATGTTTGTTACGTCGATTATCGAAGTCATCAAAGGCATTTCTGCCATCGGCATCAAGGGAATTATCGCAGACCTGTGGGGCGCGTTGATTCATAATCAAAAAATGAACGACGCCTCGTTCCCAATTCTAAACTTTGCTGTAGCGTCTATCTGTTGCTGGGCGTTCAACGTGACGATCATGTCCTATATATTCCACAACATTCTTTCGCTTCAGCTTCAGGCATCGACCCCGTTACAGCAATGGTTTGCACAGAGGATTGATTATTTCGGAACGGCAAGCGTGACGTATCTCGGAGCCGATCAACTATTCAAGAAATTCTTGGACGTAAAGACCGAGGCCGCTTCGCTCGTCAATTCTGAGCCACCGAAGCAGTAGGCTATCCAATCTTTGGGGAAGAAAGAAGAAGCCATGAAAATCCGTAACACGCTGTTACCTTTTTTGCTGTTGCTCCCGAGCCTTGCATTCTCACAGTTCAAGGTCTATGGGTATCTCACGACGTGGGCTTTGCAGATGGGGGCATCCGTTAGTGCATCCTCGAACTATGAGAATTGCCTCTATACGAACATTGATTGGGATGCCTGCACCGATTATATAACGTTCAATGCCTCTTTTGCCTCCGATGGCAGTATGGCACTTGCGAACGATTGGGCAACGAACAGCAACAGCGCATGGGGAAATGCTTATTTCCAGTTCTCGAAACGCCGATTCCTGAATGATTACATTCATTCGAAAGGAAAAAGCGTTCAGCTTTGCTTTTTCATTTCTTCCAGTGATCCGCTGCTCAAAACATCGACGGGCAAGAATGCGATCATCAAAACCGTGGTAGACTCCGTTATCGGTTCAGCGAATCAGTACGATGGTGTTCATTGGGACATCGAACCATTCACCGATGGAGATTCCTTGACCGTCCGTGCTTTTCTCTCGCAGATGCGGGACACGCTGAACAAGTATCACCAGTGGATTGATCCAACGAAGAAACCACTTCAAACGATTGCCACATACCGGGATTATTCCTTTTGGGCAACGTGTCCGAATCTTTATGATGCGGTTCTTGATATGAGCTATGATATGTTTGCAAATTGGATTACCGGAATTTCATGGTATAACGCACCGTTGTTTCAAACGAATTACCCATGGGCGACCTACAATAATTCTTGTATAGCATCTGACATGGCGGATATTATTGAGTTAGGTGTTCCAGCGAATAAACTTGTCATGGCGTGTCCATTTAACTACAATGCTTTTCAGGGCGGTGTCTCCAGTGGAAGCGAAGGAATTTACGCACCGCTTCTGTCAATGAAGACCTATCCGAATCACTTGAATGGTGAGATGTTTTACTTGGCGTGGAATCAATGGCTCGATACAATGACTTGGCATTATGACTCAGTGCGCGTGGCTGCGTGGGCAGGGCAGAACAACTCGGGCAGTGCGAACGATCTTCTGATTCTTTTTCAGGATACGGTCTGCGTGCGACGAATCCTGCAGTACGAAGCTTCTCAAGGCATTCAGGGCACGATGGTCTGGGAAATTCCCGGTGCTTATATCAATTCACCGAATCAAACACGGCATCCGGGCTTGAAACCTGATTTCCTGCTTCAAGCGGTTAAGAAAACACGTCTGGCGCTGTCTGGCAGCGTCTTACCGCCTATTGTGGCGCCTCCGGTAGTAATCCAGCCCGTTAGTGTGACCGATTCTCTTAGAATCTTCACCCAAGGCGTTAATAGCGCAAAATGCGACACGCTGACACCGTGGAACAATGGATGGAATACCGGCTATGGAATAGGCTGGAGACTTGGGGCACAATCTGTGATATGTGACACAATTTCAAAGGTTCAGTTGAATTCTGTCAAATTAATTTGGAAGTCATTGAATCAATTACTACAATGAGGCACACTCATGATTGATCTCGCTTTCGTTTTCTTCGTGCTCGCTTTGATGGGCTTCTTCGATTCGATGGAAGAAAAGGGCGAACACCTCTACCGCGATAAATGCGGCAACAATCCGGATGCGGCGCGCTGGATTTCGATATCGAAGTTCGGCATGTGGTATGCGCTGATCCTTTTCATCGTTTCATCGATGGGCGTCAGTCTCTGGAGCTTTGCGGCGATTGTCGTGCTGCACATCTGCGGCCTCGAAGACTTCCTCTGCTATTTCTTCGAGCCGATATTCCAGCATTCGAACCGCGAGACGCGGTACCCGGTGAAGTTCTTAATCTGGCGATTCCCCACGGATCTTCATTGGCTGGGCGATGGGGAATGGTGGGAACGGAATTACTTGCTCATGAAACTCTGCGGCCCCACGGTGTTGCTCGCGCCATTCCTGCGAGTCGTGGCAGTCTCAACGGTTGGCGTGATTGTCATTTCACTGATTATGAATTGGATTTTCTGATGCGACTCCGCGCCAGAAAGGACGGCAATCAAGATGAAATCGCAAACGCCCTCGAAGGGGCTGGGGTTTCCGTCGATAGAAGTTTTACTCGTCTTGGTGGCGGGTGTCCTGATTTGTGCTGTTCTTACCATAATCGCATTTTCTTGCTCGAAGTAAAGAGACCGGGCGAGGGATTGAACGACACAGAAAAGAAATGGCATCGCAAGTTCCCTGGTGCATTTATCGTAACAACATGGCAAGAAGCGTTTCGGGCGGTTGGGGTTCCTCTGAGAAAGGTAGGGTAAAATGGACAAGCGAATACGCGACATAATCAGTAAGACAATCCATCTTGAAGGTGGCTACGTAAACGATCCTGACGATCCGGGTGGCGAGACGAACCACGGCATTTCAAAAAAGAGTTTCCCGGATGTTGACATCAAGAATCTGACCTTCGAGCAAGCGATCCAGATCGGTTACGATCGCTATTGGACGCCTTTGAACATGAGTAGCTACACAAACGATGGCTATGTCTGGAAGTGCTTCGATATCGCGTTCAACTGCGGCCAGCAAGGATTGACACTTGTTGAGTGCGTTGTTGTCCCTGAACGCATCGACACCGATGAAGGCGTGGACGATCTAATCACGAGCTTGGACATTCACTACGAGGCCATTGTTGCGGCGCGTCCTCGTAGCGCGAAGTTTCTGAAAGGCTGGGAGAACCGTGCAGCGATGCGGTACCATTCCGGCGAGAGTTACAATTCCTGACCGAGACGTAAAAACGTCTTGTTCTTTGCATGCGGTTCGTTGTGTGGCATTTTATTCATAAGTGCCGGAGACAATTGGACATTCGCGGACTGCACAACTTATTTGACCATCTCAGTAATTGAGCGGTCGGGATTAAATTAAAACAGCCGAGAACAATTGCAAGTTTGAACCTTCCGGCGGCCTGAACACCCGCCTTCCTGCAACAGCATCATCCTCTACAATGCCTCACGGCAAATGAATCCCGGATCTCACACAGTCCGGGATTTTTGATGTTTAACGGTCGTCGACATTCGTTTTCTGCTCAAAATCGCCAATTATTGGACATAGATTAATTATTGTTAATGTTCATTATTGTATTGCGTTTGTATATACAGCGGTATATATTATACCCAGTTACTTGACACACAAAACAGGAGATAAGATGGCAAAGAAAAAAGAGGGTCGCGTTCCAGTGCCCATGAGACTTCCCGCAAAGCAAGTAAGGGCAATTGATGAACTTGTGAAGTCCAAGAAGCCGAAGTATCACAGTCGGACACACGTTTACGAAATCGGTGCAGATATGGTTATCAAATCAGAGCAGGAGACAAAGCCGTGAAGACCTTCCTTGCCTACGGTGCGAATCACATTATTCACTGTTTCAATCTCGATATTTTCTTCTTCGAGGAGAACGGAGTGAGTGAATACGTGAAAATCTACAAGCCTGGAGTTGAAAACAGGAAACGAAGAAAGTCAACTATCTAATAGCACTCAAGAGGAGAGAGAAAATGAAAATCCAGATAAAAAGTAGATACAATGCGAGCGTGTTGTTTGCGCTTGAAACAGAATCCATGAAATTATGTATCGAAGCGGCAGTAAAGAAGGGCGCAGACCTTCGGGGCGCAGACCTTCGGGACGCATACCTTCGGGGCGCAGACCTTCGGGGCGCAGACCTTCAGGGCGCAGATCTTCAGGGCGCATACCTTCAGGGCGCAGATCTTCAGGGCGCATACCTTCGGGACGCAGACCTTCAGGGCGCATACCTTCGGGACGCAGACCTTCAGGGCGCAGACCTTCGGGGCGCATACCTTCAGGGCGCAGATCTTCAGGGCGCAGACCTTCGGGGCGCATACCTTTGGGACGCAGACCTTCGGGGCGCAGACCTTCGGGGCACAAAAGGAATAAACAAACATCTCTGCACGTCTTTGCGAATCCTTCTGGATCAGCCCGGTAAAATTCGCGCCTACAAATTGGTAAAAGAGGACGGCCTTGCACCATTCAACGGCGGTATTACCTACAAACTCAAAGGGAAGTATTCGGTTCCTTCCGCGAGCACAGATGAAGAAAAACAATGTGCCGAGGGCATAAATCTTGCCACGCTTGATTGGTGCATGAGAGAGTGGCAGGAGGGATATAGAATTCTTGTTGCTGAGTTCATGGCAAAAGATATTGCAGCAATTCCAACGGCAACGGATGGCAAGTTCCGAGTATTCCAATGTACGATTGTTGCTGAAAAAGATTTGAAAGAAATCGGGCTTGTGAAATAACTCCAGCCCACCGAGTAGCGAACCCCCACTAATCTGGGAAGAGAGATGAGATGATGGAAGAACAAGAACGCGAAATACTCTGGTGTGCTATGGGAATCGTAAACCACACAAACGAATCTGTAGGAACTTCTGTCGAAATGCGGCAAGACACGAACGACTCAAACTTTGAATTTGCGGTAGACTCTATCAAAGAACTCCTGCAATCGCTACAAGAGCTTCGTTCCAATCACTGAAAGGGAAGACGAGTATGTGTTATGAAGAAAGAATAATTGATGGGAAGTTATACGGTAGAACAGATCCGAGAGGAGAATGGATTGAGATTGACGATCCTGATGGAAAAAAGCTCGAAGCGCATAAGAAAAGAATTAAACTACATTGGCTTTGTTCATTCTAAAAGGATTAACCATGCTCCCCGACTTTAAGACCCATAACGAAGCCATTTCATTCACACAAAGGAGAAAGTCATGAAAGTCAATGTATACATTTCTGAATTAGATGGAGAGATTTATACAGTAGATCCAGACGGTGCGGCAGACAGGGAATACGCTGGAGACAGAAATTACACCTTCCTCGGCACCGAAGAGCGCAACATCCAGATGCCGAAGAAGACGGTAACAAAGACGGTATCTGCTATGCTATCCACCTATGAACCCGGCGTGAATGAGGCAAAGACCCTTGTTCCAGCAAGTGCAAAAAACGTAACAATTTCCTATGACATCGAAGAATAGCCATGCTCGACCCTCGCCCGATAGTGCTCTATGTTCTGGCGGCGGCTGGTGCGGCGTTGTTCATCGGGTCAATTATCATAATCAACTATCTACCGGATATTTGTGAATGGATCAAGAGAAGGAGAGAGAATCATGGAAACTTGTGAATGGGTTATTTGCTTGGCTCTTTTGGTCGCGGCCATGTATGTCTACGTAGTCAAATTCTCGCCAGAAGGATATGAAGATGCGGAAGGCTATCACTCAGGAAGAGAATCAGAACAGCCCGAAGGCGTGAGCGGGGTGAATGAGGAGGGAGATTAAAATGTCATATATGAAATATGTTCGTTCTAAGCATGGCGAAATCATCATATTCTCTCCATCAATGAAGCATAGCGATATTGCAGAGTGCGTCGGAGGAAAAAAAGAAATAGAAAGTGCAGGACAAATCGGAATGGCAATAGACGAGAACGAAATTAGTTGCTATGGCGAATCTCTTACTCTTGGGGTGCGCTCTGACAAAGAAGATCGTGGTAGGGTCTATCGGAACATAAGCATGTATTCGTGAAGATTAATTTTTCACTTGTTGTACGATTTCCCTTGCATTTGATATAATTGGATGTTATACTGCTTCTGTTCATAAACGAGGATTGAAATGACAGGCATTGAGCTAAAGAAAGCACGTCTCAAGTTAGGATTTACTCAAACTGAACTCGCGGAGACTATGGGCAGAGAAACCTACGCCACGATATGCAAGTACGAACGGCGGGGCAATAAAGAGATCCCGGCACACGCAGCAAAGTTCGTCACCGAATTATTGCATGTCAAAGAATTGATTGCAGAGGTTGTAGCATTGAAGAAAAAACTGGAAGGTAAAAAGTAATGGATTGCGGTTATTGGGGTGCAATATCTGGAAAGAGATATTCTCGCGTGCTGATTTCAGACAATAGCCGCAATCTTAATTTTGGCTCTCTTGTGGCGGGAAGCAAAAGCATCAAGCCCGCATTGCCGACCGATAGGCAAGTCCACATTGTCGGTGTAAAGTGCTGCCGGTATTTGATTGGAATGTCTTACAAGCATTCGCCAGAGTCCAGCCAAGAGAACCATTCATTTATCATTGGTAGTGCGATTTCGTCAACAATAGCTCAAAGATATATGTTGAGAGAATTCTCAACCTCTATACAAGGAAGAGCAGCCGGTAAAACCGGAAGGGTGAGAGTTCAAATCTCTCTTGTTGACCATTCATTTATCATTCCCCTGTCCCCTTACGGTTGGGCAAGGCTGCACAACTTGTGAAGGGGGCGGGGAGTGAATAGGAGGAAAAGATGAAAGTGTTGGACATCGAACACACCCAGACAATGAACCACATGGTAGAAGATGGAATCTTGAGGCCGGACTGCACGGAAGAAGACTACACAAAGTGCCCAGGGTGCAATAAACAAACACTCATCGAGGATATGAAATACCAAGGCAATGAACTTTATCTCTGCTCTCAATGCGACAAGGAGCATGAAAATGACTAAACGCGACGAACCCGAAATGACAATATGCGGATTATGCGGTGAATCTCTCGATTATCACGATTCGCGATTCGCGAAGTGTGAAGTATGCGGGACTATGCACGAACTCAAAAACGTTGAACAAGTCATTTTGCCCTACAAAATCGTTCACCAAAACAATCCCGGACGGCATCTATTCTTTCCCGGATTTCTCACAGCAGAACCGATATTCTAAATTCACAATTCAATCAAAGGAGATGTCATGAAAACAGAACTCAACGAACTTTCTGTCAACGGTGTCAGATATGTGCCAGCAGATTCGGCAAGCGTGACCGCGATAGATACGAACGGTCTGAAGTACTGTATCGTTCGCACGTATTCAGCTGGAGTGTTCGCGGGTTTCGTGAAATCACAGAACGGAAAAGAAGTTATCATACTCAACGCTCGTCGTATCTGGTATTGGACAGGTGCGGCTTCATTGTCTCAGCTTGCAATGGAAGGAACATCGAATCCGAAACAGTGCAAATTTCCCTGTGAAGTAACTGAGGTCACGCTTACTGAGGCAATCGAAATCATTCCCTGCACAGAAAAAGCGCGAAAAAGTATCGCGGAGGTGGAAATATGGAAACAGTAATTAACGGCTCCGGCTACGGCTCCGGCGACGGCTCCGGCGACGGCTCCGGCGACGGCTCCGGCGACGGCGACGGCTACGGCTCCGGCGACGGCTACGGCTCCGGCGACGGCTCCGGCTACGGCTACGGCGACGGCTCCGGCGACGGCTACGGCTCCGGCGACGGCTACGGCTCCGGCGACGGCTCCGGCTACGGCTACGGCGACGGCTAATAATTTTCATTATTAACTTGACAGGCAGGCAATCATTCACCTAATTGTAAACAGACCAAGCGATGAACTCACGAAATCAAAACATTCCTTCCCGTAGCCGTCTCAATCCGATCTGCATTGCTTGGTCGCTTTGCTATCTGGGACGGCGCGGGAATGGAGTGATTGGAGGAGATGGGAAATGGAAACAATTCTTTGTATCTCAATTTATATTCTCGGGTATATTTGCGCTTATCTTATTCTCAGATATTGCGCGAGACGGGATTGGGGGCAATGGAAAATTAGCGATAGAAACATCGTGTTTGGCATGTGTATTCTTTCATGGTTAAGTGTTGTCGGGGCAATGATCATTCTTTTGACTAGTGGCGATAACGAAAGAGATGCCAACTGGTAATTTATTCCACAGACCGAGGAACGGACAATGGCTTTAGCGCGAGAGAATCCAGAACTTTATTCACTCACACAAAAGGAAAGAAGTATGAATCCGAACGAAGCAATGACACTCACTCCGCGAGACTCAGCGGAAAAACTCATTTCACAAGCTATCGAAAAGAACGTTCCGGTCGAAACAATGGAACGGCTTTTAGCTATGCGGACTCAACTTAAGGCCGAATACGCAAAGGAACAGTTCGATCGGGCAATGGCGACGTTTCAATCAAAATGTCCAACAATCAAGAAGACGAAAGCCGGGGGACAGACGAAAGGCGGACAGACAGCATACTATTATGCGCCTATCGAATCAATCTTTGAACAGGTGAAAGACCTTCTGGCGGAGGCTGGATTTAGCTATGCGATCCAAACAGAGACGGAGGAAAAATATGTCGCCGCAATCTGCATTGTGAAGCATAAGTTCGGGCACTCGGAGAGTTCGTCGTTCCGCGTTCCTATCTCTGCGGGAACTCAAATTATGTCTTTAGCACAAGTGACCGCTTCGGCATTGACATTTGCCAAGAGATATGCGTTCTGCAATGCGTTCGGCATTCTCACCGGGGATGATGACGCAGACGGGCAGGATTTACAGCATGGCCATCGGGCAGAACCCGATCCACAAACAGAAACCCGGCCAGAACAGAAACAGCGGGAACACACAGAGCTTAAGGAATTTGACCCGTCAGCAGAGGAAATTGGATTCGGGAAGCATTCAGGAACGGTATGGGCACTTATTCCATCCGATTATTTGACATGGATGGCGAATTCTGAAAAGTCACAGCCGGACACAAAGGCAAAAGCAGATGCAACCTTGAAATACAAAGAATCCATTGCAAAGCAGGTTCCCGATCCACTGGATGCGGCATTCGGAAAGAAGCCGGTCGAACAATCACCGATGCAACCCACCGCGATCGAGGCTCTTCAGGATTCTCTTGATACAGCATTTCGCTCCGGCAGTCTTGAGGCTCTTGAGGGATGGAGGAAAATCAACAAAGATGCCCTTGCGAATCTATCTGAGATGGAAAAAGAAGAATTACGCAAGGCATACAACGCGGCCAAAAAACAGTTGGAGAATAAATAACCATGGAAGAACTCCAAGTATTCCGACCCAAGAATTCAGAAGTAAAGTTCAATGCGGCTCTCTGGAACGCCCGTGCAGTGGAGGCCAGAAGGATGGCAGACCAGATCGCAATTACCGATGAAGTAGAAGAGGGTATGGCGGTCGATTCAATGACGACATGGAACAAGTTCTACAAGGAGGCTGAAGAGGAGAGACAGGCGCAAGTCAAACCCTTTAATGACGTTGTGAAGGAAATCAACAACGCATACAAGGCTGTCACCGTTCCGGTCGAAGAGGCTGTAAAGATTGTCAAAAAGAAACGGTCTGATTATCTCTTTGAAGTTGACCGCCGAATTGCTGAAGAGAATCGAAAGCGTCAAGAAGAATTCCAGCGGCAAGTTGCGGAGGCTCAAAAACTCGCAGAGAAAAAGAAGATAGAAGCCCCCGTTCTTGCGCCGCCTCCAGTGATCCTTGAGACAAAAGAAGCCGTACGAACAACAACTGGAACGGTCTCTGCATCGAAGGTATGGAAAGCCGAAGTGATTGACATAAACGCGCTCTTCGTGGCACGTCCCGATCTTGTGAAACTCGAACCCAAGATTCGAGAAATCAATGCGGCCACATCGAACGGAGAACAAATTCCCGGACTTCGTGTATATCAGGAATACGCACAGTCTACGAGACGATAACCTCAATCCCGGAGGGCGCGTCTCGGCCAAGTTTAGGCGCGTCCTCCATCCTTCCAAGGAGATGGAAATGTACGATTATCAAAAAGAAAAAGCATGGACGGTTTCGGAAGAAGGGCAAAAGCAGTTCCTAAGAATACGAGATAGAGTGAATAGTCTTCTTGAAACAGCCGGAGCCGTTAGGCTCGACAAGGCAATATCTAGTGAGACCGGAAGTAGCTGGGAAATGATGGCATGCGTTGATCGACTTGTGGAACTGGGTGAGTTGAAGGAACTTACTAACAAAGATGTTCCCGGACAATACCGAGTTTTTGTAAAGTCTTACTAACCCCATCCTTCCGAAAGGAAAAAGAATGAAAGAATATGTATCAAGATTTTTGAATAAGGAAAGGACTCTTGAGGTTGTTGAACCAGAGTTTAACGCAGAGCGAGCATTGAAAGAATGCCATATCCCGATTGAATTGTGGTTAGAAATGTCCGATGCTATCCCGGGATCTGCTCTAATGCGTTCAATCATACCCATTCGAGAACAGCCACGACTTAATACGGCATTTATGGCAGGATTCGTTTGCGGATGGGTACAAAAATCATGGCGAATGAAATGACCTGTCCCTCTTGCAATATCCCTCTTCGCGACTATGGCAAGACTCCAAGCGAAGGACGGATCGGGATATGCGAGAAGTGTCATGAGATGTTTGTGTTTGACAAGAACGGGAAATTGATAGAGAATGAAACGAGTAACATTTTCAGGGTTCGTGGAAAACGGAAAACTGTCCCTAAGAAATCCTCAAATCTTCAAGGTTGAGCTACAGGATTTACATGGGGATGTATCTGTTGAGATAGTTGAAGGACGCGGGAAACGAAGCCAGCAACAGAACAAGTACTACCATGGGGTCGTGTGCAGGTTAATCTCCGATCACACGGGATACTTGCCAGAAGAAGTACACGAGTTCCTGAAGGAGAAGTTCTTAACTGAAAAGAAGCATGTCATAATCGGGACAGATGAACGTGACATTGAAACGGCCTCTACCACCAGATTAACAACAAAAGAGTTCGAGGAATTTACAGAGAACGTGCGCAGGTGGGCGGCGGTCGAACTTCAAATAAATATCCCGGAGCCAAACCAAGAAGATTTTGTATGATTCACCGCACCAAGCCCATCCCGTCAGGTTGAAACGCTGGTTAGCCCGTTGCCGAGCGACGAGGAAATGATTGAAGCGGCAAAAGAAATGTATTCGCCGGAGTATGGAACACAAAACGAATATATACCAATCTTAAAAGTTGCATTTGCAAGAGGAGTACAATGGACAAAGCAATGGATAAAAGACAATTCAGCGAGGCAATCGGGCTAACGAAGGGCGGGTAAGTTGCCGCAACGGGAAGCGCTTTTTGCTTACCAGTTGATTTCGGCAACTTGACCCGATGGTTACGCGGCGCGGGAACCGCGCTGCTTGCGGAACCGAGGGCGTAAGCCCGCCCTTCGTTACGCGGTGCTTCGAGCGAAGCGAGAACCAGTGAACGGCTTAATTAGAAAGGGAAAAACCATGGAACAAGAGACAACGGTAGCTGTAAAAACATCGGACTTGATTAGAATAGCAAACGCCATTCTCGATTATGAACATCCGATGGTAGAATGGAAAAAAAATACCAAGGAAATGGCCGATGCGGCAGAAGAAGTAAGAAGAAGGGCGGTCCTTGAGATTCGCTGGGCGCTCATGGGAGAATATATTTCTGCCGACTTTATGAAAGTGCTTGATGAAAAACGCCGTGAACGCTTTTCCGCGACCGCGTAACGGTTGCGGCTAACCGGTGTATGAAAAAACCTTACTAAAAACGAATGTCGAAACAAATAAACATATTAACTGATACGGAAATTAAAACGGAACGCTCATTACATCCGGTTGAGCCGCTGGTTATACGGCAGCCCCAGAGCATTGCACTGAACATAGATTGCATGGAATACATGAAGACTGTACCTGATAAGTTCTTTGCATTGGCAATTGTTGACCCGCCTTATGGCATTGGTTATTGTAACGAAGAGGATGGAATTATTTCAAGAGGGAAACCACAGGCGGCAAAATTAAACCTGTATAAACACTTCGATGATACGGAAAGACCGACTAAGGAATACTTTGATGAACTAAGAAGAGTGAGCCAAGATCAAATTATATTTGGAGCGCAACACTATACCGACTTCTTGCCAAAATCAAGCCAATGGATTGTTTGGGATAAGATACCCTCTGGTTGCGATAAGCAATTTTCGGGGATAGAATTGGCTTGGACATCATTAGATGGAAGCATAAGAAGATTTACATACAAGTGGCAAGGAATGTTGCAGGGTAATATGAAAAACAAGGAACAAAGAATACACCCGACACAAAAACCGATTGAGCTTTACAGGTGGATTATAGAAAATTTTGCCGAACAGGGAAGCAATGTTTTAGATACCCATTTAGGAAGCGGAAGCTCTCGTATAGCTTGCCATAAGGCGGGTCTTGATTTTGTTGGATGCGAAATAGACAGCGATTACTTTCAAGCACAGGAGAAGCGATTTAATGAATACCTTTTACAATTGCCAATGCAGTTCGCTGCCGTATAACGATTTGCACGTAAGCTGCGGATGCACAAAACAAAAGGAATTGTAGTATGTCGAAGCAAAAGAAAATAATACAAATCGGAATTGACCACACGGCTACCCTCCGTCAGCTTGACGTGCGTGTTAGGCAGTGTTGCCGCCACTGTGAACACCTACGACAAGAACTTGAAGATGACGAAGGAACTGGAATTTACACACATTCGTTTTGTGGAGAATTTGCCAAGATAGCGGGAACGTTTACATGGGTGACAAGAAAACCAGATTTGCTTGTTTCTCTTGACCTAATAAATAACTGCGGACATTACAAACAAAAGAAAATAAGTGATACACCATTATTTGAGGCGGCAACATCCGCCTAACGGATGGCGGCTATGCTGCAAGTAAACGGACTTAGAATTTAGATGAAACCCGATACCATAAAAAATATTACCAAAACGGACTTACCAACGGACGCTGATCTTGTCAGCATGGGCCGCTTGGTTAGCCCGCGCCAACAGACAACAGAGGAAAAAGAGTTTACCAAGATGATGATGACGACCGGCGTGGATGCTGATGGGATTGTTGAAGACGAATATATTGAGACATGGCTATTGCCAATTGAACGCATAGACATGGATAAACGAGGATTCATACGCCTACACATGGACAATGGTGGCACGGATGCAGAAGCGCGACTATCCATTAATGACATGAAAAACACACTTGCTCAATATGAAAAAATGTTGGCGACGGGCTAACGGTACCCTGCTAAGATGCGAAAGGATAAAGTATGAATGACGAACAGAACCCGACGCAAGAAAAACTACAACAAGACGGACTAACCACTAGTAGCTCAAATCGTCATCTTGAGCACGATGTTATGGCGCTCCTTGAATCAATAAGAATTTGCGAGATCGAAAGACAGACCGCCCAACTCAGCGGACTGACAACGGGATTCGAGCACCCGAATACTATGAGCGCATGGTGGCATATCGTAGTTGAAGCGCAAAAAATCCTTGGAGCGCCATAACGATTTGCCGCTAACGTGCGGGTGAACAAAACTTGAATAATGATGAATGCCGATACCAATAAAAATATTACTGAAACGGAAGATTGCAACCACGCTCATCCCGTCACCGTTGAGCGGCGTGTTATACGGCACGGCAGTCTTTTTTCGGGCATTGGCGGATTTGATCTTGCGGCACAATGGACAGGATGGGAAAATGTTTTCCAAGTTGAGATTGATGATTACTGCACAAAGGTTTTAGAAAGGAACTTTCCGAATGCAAAACGATACCGCGACATACGAGACTTTGACGGAACACAATACCGAGGAACCATTGACGTTGTTTCCGGCGGATTCCCTTGCCAACCTTTTAGTGTTGCCGGGAAGCGAAAAGGCAAGGAAGATGACCGTTATCTCTGGCCTGAGATGCTTAGAGTTATATCGGAAGCCAGGCCGGCTTGGATCGTTGGCGAAAATGTTGCTGGTATCGTTAAGATGGCACTCGACAACGTGCTTGATGACTTGGAAGCACTCAACTATGAAACACAAACGTTCCTTATTCCGGCTGCGGGTATCGGTGCCAACCATAGACGGGACAGAATATGGATTGTTGCCAACGCCCGGAGCAAGCGAGGATGGAAGGAAAATAAAAGAGGATTGGACATTCCACAAAACATATTTCAAAAAAGCGAACGGAAAGAAAATACAGTCCTCGCTTCACATCCTTGCAAGAGCGGGATTGCTTCCAACACCGAGGGCAAGGATGACCGGTGCAGTGACACCAAATCGATCGATGGACAAATTCAACAACTTGGAGAGTGTACTGGCAAGGGAAATGTTTCCAACGCCAACAGCGAGAGCATGGCAAACACCGGGAGAACATGGACAAGGTGGACAGAACCTTGCGACAGTGATTGGTGGTCAACTGAACCCGGAGTGGGTCGAGTGGCTAATGGGATACCCCATAGGATGGACAGACTTAAAGGATTAGGAAACGCGATTGTGCCGCAAGTGGCTTTTGAGATTTTTAGAGCCATTGCCGCCGTGTCCGTATAACTACTAAGTACTAAGAATCGATGAATGAGCTAATAAATACAAGGGGAAAAACGATGGAAACTGAACGCCATATCAGAATCAAGATTTTCCGTTACACGCCTGAGGGGATACCGGAGAGAAAATGAGACATATTGATCTATTTTCAGGAATCGGCGGATTTGCACTTGCGGCACAAAGATGTTGGAAGGAAAACTACGGAAATATAGGGCACAGCGAAATAGATGAAAACGGCTGCACGGTATACCACGAACACATTAAGGACTCTGAATGCTTAGGCGATATACAAAAGATTTCATTCTCACAGCAGGATTCCCTTGCCAAGACGCTTCCATTGCTGGAAAGCGAGAAGGACTTGCCGGAAAAAGAACCGGACTGTTTGGCGAGTTGGCAAGAATTATTGAGGAAACTAAACCAGAATGGTTTGTGCTCGAAAATGTTCCCGGACTTCTTTCTGTCAACGGTGGGAGAGATATGGCGTTCATCATCGCCAAGCTTTCCGAAATCGGGTATTGCGTGGCGTGGAGAGTGCTTGATGCTCAATACTTCGGAGTGGCTCAAAGAAGGCGAAGGTTGTGGATTGTCGGAAGTTTTGGAGACACATGTTCCGCCGAAGTATTATTTGAGCAGGAAGGCGGTGCAGGGAATGGTAAGGCGAAGTCAAAAATGGGGCAGAGGGGGTTATGTATTTCTACAAGAGATGGTGAACGAAACGACCCAACGAATGAAACTCTTATCGCTTTCGCTGTTGGAACGACTGACTTCACGGGTTCCACAGGAACAAGAAGTAGAAATATCGTCGCTCAAACAATCGGAGCAACCCCAAGAGGAAACACTTCCTTTGTATGGCAAGACACTTATATTGCGGAAACTAATGCCGATAGAAAAGGAAAGACTGATGGGATATGAAGATAACTATACAGCAAGTTTAGAATCAGATGGAAAACGAGGACACGGTCTTGGCAACGCGATTGTTCCACAAATAGCCTTTGAGATATTCAAACGAATCAAAGAAGTTGATTCTCTTCCCCGACACAGCTAAGTGAAAAATAGTTGAATTATTAACTTGACAAATTTGCAAAAAAGACGTATCATTTTGTAGCGCAATTATGAAACGTATTTACGACATAGACTAATAACTCACAGCCCCGTTGGAGTTAACCCTCCAATCCGTTTCGTAGTTGCGCTACGATGGGGCTGTGTTTCTTTTTAGGTGTGTTATGATAGAATTCAAATGGATTCAGTACGAACTCCGCAAAAAGATACTTATCGAAATTGGATTGACTCCCGACGAATATGAAAAAGCAATTCAAAAGATTGCGGATGAACTTGGCTTATGAAATGGTTTAAGCACATGACTAACGCGATGGAAGATTTGTTTATCAAAGACCTTGAAGCAGAATTTGGAGATTCTGGATACGTATTCTGGTTCAAGACTCTTGAATTATTAGGGGCACAGGGAGAAGCCGGATCGATGGACATAAGCGAAAATGTCTGGCGACAGGTGATACACAGCAAGCGGACGGATCACCTACGGAGACTCTACACCTTTGCTACACAGCGCGGAAAGCTAAAGGTTGACACACTGTCAAATGGGTTGCTCAGGGTAAAATGTGAGAAATTCGCCGAATATGCGGATAATTTCACTAGATACCAAAAACCACTTAAAAGTGACTTTAAAGCTCCTTTATCGCAAGAAGAGAATAGAAAAGAAGAAGATCATATTCATGATGATGAATTTTCTCTTTCATTAGAACAACATCTTTTGAAATTTTGGGGGCGCGAGGGAAAAATGGGCTGGGGCGCATTATCAAAATTCGTTGACTTAATAAAAATCCACAGCAAGGAAAAAGTTTTCGTCGCAATCGAAGAGGCGGCGAATCACAACGCCAAATCTCTGGCGTACGTCAAGGGGATATTAAATGGGAATGGGAAGAAAAAAACAGAACCCGTATCTGCTCTTGCTCTTGCAAGACAAAGTGGAATGAAAGTATGAAGCTATCCCTTGAACAGACATTCATCGCTTCTGCTTTGTCTTTGGGTGAGCAAGTCACCGAGGCTCGGGCAATACTTCCAGACGGATCATTCTTCCAAGACCCTCAATGTGCAAGTCTTTGGGAATCTATCCTTGATACCTTTGACAATCACGGGACGGTTGATTTTGTTCTTATCGAGGACTATGCGAAATCCCGTAACCTTGACACTTTCCCGGTTTACGAGTGGTGTTCAAAAGTAGATACGTATACCCGAGTTATAGTTCACGCCCGGAAGATAGCTGAAAATTATATGAAGCGAATGGGCGAGAAGTCTTTGATTGAACTCTATACAGACTTCCGAGACAATCCTGATCCATTTGAGGCAATCGAAAGTTCAATTTCTACGCTTGCAGCCCTTGTCGGACAGTTCAAAAAGGAACACGCGGTATCAATGTCTACGGTCGCCGGGGAAGCTCATACGGAGCTTGAGAATATACGCAAAGGCATGCAGTCATCTATTCCCTTTGGATTCTTTGACCTTGATTTTACTACTGGGGGAATGGAGAAGGGCGATCTGGTTATCATTGCTGCTCTTGAGAAGCACGGAAAGACCACTTTGATGCTTCAAACGATGTTCCAAAATGCAGAGCATGGTATTCCGGGGATCATATTCTCGGCAGAGATGAAGCGGAAACAACTCTTGTTTCGGTACGCTCTTATCAAAGAATCAATCCCGTGGATTAAGGTGAAAAGAAATAATTTGTCAGAAGAAGATTGGGCGCGCCTGTCGCGAAGGATCAATATGATTGGATCTCTGCCTCTTTATGTTCGGGACGGAGTAATGACGGTATCAGATATTTATTCTGATGCAGAAAGGTTTATCACGGAGCGCGGAGTGAAGATTGCTGCCGTGGACTATATACAGAAGATAGTTCCAATCACAAAGAAGTCAACCGACAACCGGGAGCGCGAGATAGCTTCAATCTCTTCCGGTTTGAAAAATATCGCAATGAAATTCGATGTGCCAGTGATTGGTTTATCTCAGCTCAACAAGGAAATGCGTGCCCGTGAATCTATGGCTGTCGAACAGGACATGGATAAGATGATCATCATTGACTCAGACGATCATCATGAAATTGTTGGATCTGGAAAGGTGGTAGGAGTCAAGATTCGTCAACGCATGGGATTGTCTGGTGGATTCGGTGATACTAAACTATTCTACGACACACTTAACGGAAGCTGGAGAAGCCACTCAAATGTTCCAGAACCAGAACCACAACAAGATGCTTTTTGAAAAGCTGAAATCAGAAAACGCTCCTGAAGGAATGGTAGAAAGAAACGGGAAATACTTTTATGGTAGAGTCCTTCGAGAAAAACCATTGACCATCGTAGGATTCAAGAACAAGAAGTGTCTCATCATTGCAGAGGGAAAGTAAAATGAAGAAGAAAAGGTTAGACAAGGTTATTCCCCGCGCAGACATGTCCGTTATTATCAAATGCGAGGAGTGTAAGTACCATGTAAAGAATAAGTTTGATGATATTTGTGACAAATGCGACTGCAACCTAAGTCAATTTTCCCCCAAACACAGAGAGATGACGATGAACTACGAACAAGAGTTTGAAAAAGAAACTGGGCATTCGATTTATCGAACAGATGAATATAGTCTCAATGAATACACTGAAGAATTTGTCGAATGGCTCAAGGCTCGCATTTCCTCTACCGCTCGACAGGCATTCATCGAGGGAGGAACAGAGGTATTTTTGAAGTGGGTCGATAGAAGTCCATTGGATAGTCAGATTGATTCGCTTAAAATTTTTCTCTCCACCAAATACGACAAACTGCATAAGGAAGGAAAATGACTTACAAGAAACTGAAGCGCAAAAAATCCTTGGAGCGCCATAACGCCGGGCGGGTAAGTTGCCGAGCAGAAAATGGACATCTTTTGTCCAATTTGGAGCGAGGACAACTTGACCCGATGGTTGCCCGGCACGAAGCGAAGCGAGTGCGTTACGGGCAAGCAGAGGGCGATAGCCCGCCCGGCGTTGCCCGGTGATATTTCACGGAGCGAGAGGTTTTGAATCGGCGAACTTTATAGAAAGGAATTTTATGGCAAAGAGAAAAGGCAAAATAGATATATACACGGTCATTACGGAGCTGATAGTTTTGGTGACAGAAATTGCCTGCGAGCAGGCGACACGCGACAATTCGGGAACCGATTGGGGACAGCACATGGCTGATAGATTAAGTTTGCTATTAAAGAAACTTGAACATGCAGAATTTGAGAGTCGATTCACGCGAGCGAAGTGACCGGGCAACGGATGGCGGGTAAGCCGCCGGAGATGAAACTATGAATAACGAACAAAAATCGATTGAAGAAACTAATAACAAAACGGATTTGCGACCGGAGGAGCGTCCGGTCGCGCTTGACCCGCTGGTTAGCCAGTGCGGCTATGAGAGCCAAGCCAAGGTGCTTCTTGAGTGTGTAAGTAATTGGGAGGCATTGATACACTGGTTGTTTGCGCAAGATTTCTTCATCGACGATGATGGTGTTCCATTGCCAGACGAATTAATTGCCGATTATATGCGCGATGCTGGAGCAACGCCCAAACAAATAAAAAGGATTCTGAAAGCGTGTCATTCAGAGGATGCCGCATCTGGCTAACGGATGCGGTGAAGCTGCCGATAGAAAGAACTTGAAAGATTATGGAACTCGGATCTAAAAACATCATAAAGGCTACGGACAAAAGTAGCATGCTGGCTCGGTCAGCTTGCACCGCTGGTTCTGTTGCATTTTATCTATAAGGAGGCGCGGCGCGATGGTTTACATTGATGATGCAAGAAATAATTTTGGTAGAATGAAAATGTGCCACATGATAGCCGACACTCATGAAGAACTAATCAGTATGGCGCAAAAGATAGGTGTTAATATCAAGTGGATTCAGAAACAAGGGAAGTATGATGAGCACTTCGATGTCTGCATCTCGAAAAGAAATAAGGCTATAGAGTTTGGCGCGATATTAGTTGACGCACGAAAAATAGTTGAAGTTACCAGACGTAAAAGATTTGAACTGCATAAGGAGAAATGAAATGTTGGATAGAGAAAAATTCAAAGAATTAATTGGTTCTTTTTATCCGGCAGATCAACACGATCTTGATGCAGAATATGAACATGTAGTTTCCACCCTAAATACACTATATGATTCATACGAAAAACTCTCTACCCCCGAAAGCACGAAGGGAAAAGAAGAGAACGATGTAAAATATACTGCGGTGCATTGGAACAAGCGTTCATAATCTCGGAGGATGTGATGGACATAAAAGATATTTTATCAAAGCTAAGCAGAGCAGATCATTCTGGTTCAATTTGGGTAGGGAAAAACTACTCTTTGAGGGAACTTGTGAACGATTTGCAAGCAGTCTCCGCGCTATCTGAGAATGGTGGCAGAGAGGCAGAAAATGTGATGCGCAGACTTCTTTGGATGATGCATGGTGCAGATCATGTTCTCTATGGTGATGACGGAGAAATGCAGTGCAGCAAGTGCATGATAGATTTCAAGAGAATGAGTGCGCAAGACATTGAACGTAAGTTTTGGGAAATAGGAAATAAAGCTATCGTATCGCATCCCGTAGCTTATAAGATCGAAAAAGAGGAAGAGGTGTGTGGATGGTGCATAGTTTGCTATGTCGGCGCATCTCCATTTTATTATGACGGATCTTACATTGAGAGCAAGCCATCCATGACCGGAGACTTTAGTCGTGCGATGGTATGCGCCACAAAACAAAACGCAAAAGAAGTTCTTGAGCGGATAGGAGGCATGAATAGATTCGCAGTCGAACAGCACATGGGATTCAATCCTCTTCTTCCGCAAGGCAAAAAGAAAGTTTAATGAGACAATTAATCTTGGAGGATGTGATGGACTGGAAGAAAGAATTTGTTTTTTGTTCCGTAGAAGGCGCAGTAGATTCTATGTGGGCGGGATCTTATCCATGATAAAATATAGGATATTGGGAGAGAATCTTTGTACTTCGTGCGGTCTAACCAAAGGAAAAGATCGATGGATATAAACCTAGAACAGATAATTTCTGCATATAATGAAAAGTACAAGAACCACTCCCTAACATGCGCCGGTTTGCCATACGGAGTGACCCCGTTAGAATTGTTTGAATGGTTAATCTCCGCACTCTCTGCCAACTCGATAGACAGGGAATCAATCAAGAAGCTCTATGATGAACACAGCATCCACGGCGAGTATCAGACACGGCATCCGCATCTCATGACATTTGAGGGATTCGTTGCGTCAGTCTCCGCGCTTGTTGACAAAACGAATAACGAAGAGCCAAATGAATTCGGGTCTGTAGACCTTACCAATGTAGAGCCTGATAAAATCAATTCCGCGCTTCAGGCTAAACTACTGGTTAACTTGGTGTTGAATTATGTTAAACAAGTCTCTCAATTTCGTTTGGAGCTTTACAACATAATGTATGTTGCGCCTAACATATCAACGACGGATAGGGAAAAAGCAAAAGCAACACTTGACAGATTTAACGAATTGACGAGAAGTTATGAGGACGAAATTAAAAAAACCATAACTGTGGCTCATGCCGACCAGACGTCTGAGAATGGTGGGAGAGAGGAAAAGCTGGTTGAAGTAATCGCTGCGGTAATTGCGACATATCGGGTGAGCAAGCAAAATGGAGAAGAACTGAGTGGATATGAGATAATTGAACTTGTTCGGGCTATTGCAAAGCAACATCTTGACGAATTCGCCTCTCGTTCCAAGATTCAAAATGGTGGGAGAGAGGAAATATGTCGCCTCGTTCGAGACGATCCGCCAGGCGAATTGTGGACGACATCTTGTGGAGTAAGAGCGACGGATAGCGAAGTTTTCAATGGAATATATTGTCCTTTTTGTGGGAAGAGAGTAGCTAATAAATTTGGATTATTAAAAAGTAAATATGCGCCAAAGTCCAAATGGCTCTCCGCAAGGCAGAAGGAGGAAGGAAAATGAACGATGATTATGATAGAGTTGCACGTTTGTATAAGAAGATACTTGCAATAGAAAAAAAGAGTAATCAACCATGTACTGGTGGAATTGCAATGTGTGATAGTATGGAGATGTGCGATAGTTGTGTTGCACGGAATAGATTGGGTGATCTTGAGGATTTAGTAGATGATTATTTTACCGAATGCCACGCGGGCTAACGATTTGCGCATAACCTGCGCATAGAAGAAACTTGATTAAAGGATAATACCGATGCCAAAACAAATTATAAAGAAACGGAAAACTGCACCACGCTCCAAGCGTCAGGTTGATGCGCTGGTTAGCCAGTGCGAGGAGCGAGGGAACAGAACTATTTATACGCACGATTGGAATTATATCGGCGATGAACGCATACCAAGATACCCAAGCAAGATAGGCGAGAAAAGACCTATCCACGTTGACATAAACAGTTGGATTGGAAGTATTGGAGCGAAACATTGGTATGTAACTGTAAAAGAAAAAAACAACATGTGGTGGTCGGAAAGAGAAAACGCTTGGGTAGAAATTTCCTGCGACAGCGAAAAAGAAGGATACTCGCTGGATAAAGCAAGCGTTATGACAGTTGAAGAAGCTGTAGAGTTAGCGATTGCCTTCCTTAAAATAATACATCCAACGGACTACAAAGAGCAGGAATTAACTTGGGATGGAGAGGGTAGACCGGAATGGGTAAAATAAGCGACGAGCATCTGGCTAACGGTTGCGGCTAAGATGCTGTAATGAAAATTTTCAAGTTGTTAAAAATAAGTAAATGCCGTGCGAGGGAAAAAGAGATGAATGATGATAGTATAATGCCGTTTGGAAAATACAAAGGTGAAAAGTTGCGAGATGTTCGGGCATCATATCTACTTTGGTTAAATGCGCAATGGGATGACGCGCCACCCGAGAGAGACCGCGATAAGGAGTTGAAACAATACATTGAGGAAAACTTGGAAGTGTTGAGAATGGAGAGGAACAAGGAATGATGACATTGACAATTATAAGATTGCGAAAACGTGAACTACTTTCGCGTTGCAAGGGAAATCTAAACAAGCGCGGTTATGGTAGCTTCAAACGGGAAATGTGGTACATAGACCACATTATCGAAACTGATTTGAAGTGGCGCGAAAAAATGAAAAAGCTGGCAGGAGATTTAATACTTTGCAAAATAGAAAATGAGAACCTATGCAAGCAACTTGCGGAAAAATGAGCACGGCATTTACTCTTTGGGAAATTGTAGTGAGCTATTTCAGTCATCTTGAGCCGCTGGTTAGTTTGCAAAAATTGCTATGAAGAAATACCAAATAATATACGCAGACCCCGCGTGGAGTTATTACAATGACAGCACAGCACAACCGGACTGCACGACGGTAAAAGGAATGAGACGACCACCATATAAAGTAATGAGTACGGAGGAAATAAAACGATTGCCTATTGCGGACATAGCAGAAGCAAACGCCATTCTTTTTATTTGGACGACAGACTACCACCTGAGAAAATGTATGATGGTTATTGAGGCATGGGGATTTGAATATAAGACTGTGGCGTTTGCGTGGCAGAAGAAAAATAAGCAGGGAAAGCCAGTTTGTTTTATGGGCGCATATACGATGAAAAGCGGGATAGAACTGTGCTTGTTGGCAACACGAGGCAAGGAAGCGCATAAATTAGTTAGGAAGCACAATGTAAGGGCGCTAATCGAAACGCAACGATTAGCACACAGCCAGAAACCAGATGATGCGCGAAATAGAATTGTTGAATTGCTTGGGGACTTGCCGAGAATAGAGCTTTTCGCAAGAGAGAGGAAAGACGGATGGGATGCGTGGGGAAATGAGGTCGAAAGCGATGTGCAATTTTTGTCAAACTAACGGATGGTTGTTAAACTGCCGTTGCACTAAACTTAGGAGATGGTAGTATGTCGGATCAAAAAAATAAATTACAGAATGCGGAGGAACCACAAAACGCTCATCAGGTCAGTTTGAGCAACTTGGTTAGGTTTCGCCATTGTAAAAAATGTGGATACGAGGGACACGACGCTAAAGATTGTGAATACCCACATCCACAGGGACATGCATCTGATATGCGTAGGAATAGGGATTGGAGTCATTTAGCAAATAAAGTTGTTGGAGGCGAAACATAACCTCGTGCCAATGCTTGGATTTGGCAGAAGGAGGAGAAATGAAGGCTTATAAGAAAAAGATAGTTGTTGAAGTCAGATGTCCATTGAAAGAATCGGAGATGGTAGCAACTGCGCATGGCAGGATAAGAGCAGAGGCGGGTGATTATATCTTGACTGATTCGAAAACGGGGGACACATGGCCTATAAAACCAGACATATTTTCGGAAACCTATGAAGTTGTGGAGAAAGGGAAATGAACGTAGTTGATGACTTTGTGAACAAGGGAATATGCCCCTATTGTGGTAGCAAACTTATCGCTAACGGATTTGATTTTGACTGTCCTAACAACTGCGGTCACTTCAAATTTATAGATTCGTTTGCAGACGGCTATTACTTCCCCAGAGATTTCAAGAAGACAGATTTTTGCATGCTTAATCCCCCGCAGACCAAGGAGAGGAAATGAAAAAGATTCTCGGTAAGAAATGGGATGAAGTTAAACCCGAACTATTCAAAACTGCAAGGAAGTTTGATATGACATACTGGGGATGCAGAGAATACGGTTGCGATTGCCAAGAATACGAACCAGACGAAAGCGAGGGTGAGTGATGGAAGAGTATCCGATTATATTCTCTGCTCCGATGGTACGCGCTATTCTTGAGGGCAAGAAGACGCAGACGCGAAGGGTTGTGAGAACTGGGAAACTTTATGGAATGGAGAAAAAGAATCCAGAGGATATTTGCGACGTATCCGATTTTTCGCATGGTGCCCCATCCTTTGATGCGCCGTGGGGCTTTTATTTTGATTTGGGGGATGACGTGAAGGTTCTACGGTGTCCTTATGGAGAGCGCGGGGATCGTCTCTGGGTTCGGGAATCGTTTTTGAACAATGCTCTTCCCGGCTATCCGCCTGTTTGGTTCTATCGAGCCGATGGTGAAGACAAGCCCGCAGATCGTCAATGGAAGCCATCTATATTGCCCATAAACGTCAACGCGGAATATGTCCTATCTGCAATCTCGAAATGGCAATGGATAGATCAAAGATTCATGGAGATCATGTTAATCCCAATCTCACTGAGGCCGAAGGATTAAATTCTCAAGCCAATTGCCAAGCACTGCATGTAAAATGCAATCTCATAAAATCCAACAAGAACCAGACTGAAACATCAAAAATGATACAAGTAGATGAACGATTGAAACGAGAACCAGTAGAGGAGCAAGTATGAATCAGGTAGAACATGGAAAACCTTATCACGTCGAGTATAGGAATTCAAAGGGCGAGACAAAACATATTGGAGTCGTAACGGCTAACAAACCTGGCGAGGATGGATTTGAATATGATTTTCAACTCAGGCTTCCACCTAGGGAACGCATGGTCTCAAGAATTCATAACACAACATTACTGGAGGTCTCATGATATTACTCAAAAGATTCTGGCCTGTTCTTGCGGTCATTGCAATATTCGGTGCAGGATATTATTTCAGAGATTATGAGGTGAGGCACAGTCCGGTTACATCGGTAACGAAACATGACTCGGTAGCCGTAGCCGGCAGGATTGATTCAAATGTCGTTCATAATATCAAGCCCGTTAATCCTGAATTGAAACCACAGATTCCGAAGATTGCCGATCATTGGCCTGGAACGGTGGATAGTCTCAAGGGATTACTGATGGAGGCTTACGATGAAAACATCGCCGATGAAGAACTGATATTTCAACTCTCGCAGCCGAAACTTATTCCCATTGATCTGCCTAAGGTTGGAAAGATTGTAGCGACGTTCTATCCCATCGGTGATTCTTTGTCGTGGACTTTCAAGGGTGATTCAACATGGCGTTACGTAGACTCTACTACCACCACGCGAACGGTAGAATCCGGTCGGGCATGGTATGAGATACCAGTTGCAATTATCGCGGTTGTTGGTGCGTATTTATTGGGGACGAGGTCGAAATGAAAACGAAATTAAACGAACCCAGCATGGTCAAGGGAATACGCCAGTATTTGAAAGAATCGGCGTTAGAAAGGCGAATTATGCAATTCGCTATTTTTATGCCTATAGAATCTCATTCGATGCAGATGAAGAGGCTTAATGGAGATCGAATATGACCGTCAACATAGACGAATACTGGACGGCATCCAAAGGAACTCCGCTCCGCTTCTGCATCACCAAATCAATGATTCGAGAAGCACGGCGGCAAATAAAGGCCAATGTTCCAGATAGGGGCGCCGTATGTTTTCTGATGCTCGTCAATGGTGAACTCAAGGTACTTCATCAATCCACCATCAAGGCCATCGAGCGGTTTGTCATGGGATGCGAGAAATCAACTTAATTCTTGACAGAACTGAAAAAAAAGCGTATTCTTCCACTGTCAGGTTTTCATTTTGACACTCCTCGACCCCGGTTTTCTCTCACGGGAAGATCGGGGTTATTTGAAAGGGAAAGATGAAAGACGGGAAGCTGTTCAGCAAACTTGATCCAAGAATCATCAATCTCGCAATTCACGAATATCTCTTCGGTTACGATTGGCAATTCATTTTCATTCGCGGACACAGAAACTGATGCCTGATCTCAAACTCATCATCGGCACCGAAGAGATCCAAGTCAACACGCATACCCCCATTCAAGTATTCGTTGATTCCACTATCGCTCAAGAATTATTCAGATTTTACAACGCACCAAGAAACGAAGAGAGAATCGTCAAAGTAACATCGAACAAAAAACTGGTGATGACGGCGTAAACCAAATTCCATAACCTCATTCAAGCCAAAGGTCGCGAGACCGATTCCAGCCAATCCAAAAGCAGAAATGCTTTCAGATTGGCTTTTGTGTTTATAGGCTGAAAATGACAAAGTGCGATTGAAGTGCGAAAATGGCAAGGAACGGAAAGAAAACAGGCGGCGGCAGTAGAAAGGGAAAACCAAACAAGTCACGTGATGAAGTCCGTGATCTTATCGACAAGGTTCTTGGTGCAAAAGAATACGGTGGCACTGATTTCATTTGGCGCAAACTTGCAGAGCTTGGAGCAGGCATAGAGATGGCTGAGGTGAAGGACGGCGAGACGCGTGTTTATTCGAAAGAGCCGAACGTGATTGCACTCAAGACGCTCGCTGAGTACAGATATGGTAAACCTCCGCAACCAATGGAACATTCTGGAGAAATTGGTTTGACAAAGTTTGTGGAAGACCTGAAATGACCGAAACGATAGTGAGGCTTTCCGAGGTTGTGGGTAAGGGCTACAAGGACTTTTGGATGTCTCGCAATAGGTATCGTATCCTTATCGGTGGGAGAGCGTCAAAGAAATCTACGACAACAAGTCTCTGGCTCATTGAGAACATCATGAAGTACCCCGGTGCAAATGCACTTGTTGTTCGCAAAATCTATAAAGACCATAAGGATTCAACCTATGCGCAGCTCAAGTGGGCTATCCGTCGTCTGAAGGTCGAACATCTCTGGGAATCCACAACCCATCCACTTGAAGTCACGTACAAACCAACAGGACAGAAGATACTCTTTCGAGGCCTTGACGATCCACAATCAATCACATCGATCACCGTTGAGATAGGGTATCTCTGTTGGGCTTGGTTCGAGGAGTTTTATCAAGTATCGAACGAGCAAGACTTTGACATGGTAGACGGTTCTATCCGTGGAGCTATTCCGGCTCCGTTGTTCAAACAGATTACAGGAACAATGAATCCGTGGAATGAGAAGCACTGGATTAAGAAACGGTTTTTTGATGTCGTGGATGAGACAGCGTTTACTCTTCGCACGGACTATACCTGCAATGAATTCATCGACGACGCGGATAGGCAGTGGTTTGACGAACTGAGAAAGAAGAATCCACGCCGGTATCGTGTTGAGGGTCTTGGCGAGTGGGGTGTCGCAGAAGGTCTTGTGTTTGATAACTGGGAAGAACGAGAATTCGACAAGGATGTTCTTATAAAATCACGACCACATATCGAATCTGCTTTCGGTCTGGATTTCGGATATACCGCAGACCCAACAGGACTGGCCTGCATGCTTGTTGATATAAAAGCGAAAGAACTGTATCTCTTCGATGAGCACTATCAGAAAGGCATGTTGAACAATGAAATTGCAGATATGCTCAAGTATAAGGGCTATGCAAAAGAAAGAATAGTTGCCGACAGTGCAGAGCCTAAATCGATCGATGAGATAAAAAGTTATGGTATCGATAGAATTGTGGGAGCACGCAAGGGCAAGGATTCGATTATGAACGGAATCCAGTTCCTTAGACAATTCAAGATCATCGTTCACCCTCGATGCACGAACACAGTTCTTGAACTCAACAACTATGCTTTTGAATCAAAGGATGGGCAGCTGATGAATAGTCCCATTGATGCGTACAATCACATAATCGATCCTATGCGCTATGGGTGTGAGCGATTTATGAATAGTCCTGAGTTTTCAATTCTTTTTGAAGTGTAATGTTCAGGACTGCATTCAAAATAAAAACCGGCACGAAGGATGCGATGACACAGGCGGTTCGCAAACAGTGGGTAAACGCATTCGGTGTAGCGGAGACATGCGATTTGCAAGTTGAGTTTGGTACTGACAATGACGGTGTGACCGAGTCCGAAGCGGTCTGCGTGAATGAAAAACATCACCACGAAGAGGAACAAGTATGATCCACTTTGTGACGTTCATCATTCCCACAATTGGTCGGCAAACGCTTATGCGAACGCTGTCGAGTCTTTGCGAACAGACCGATCCGGATTGGGCTGCAATCGTGATAGGTGATAACGTCTCAACGCAATTAATTTCCTCGGATTGGTGGGGAGCAGAGAAACAACGTAACATCTACACGTTGAACCTTCCAAGCAAATTGGGTCATGATAACGTAGCTGCTTGCGTGCGCAATGTCGGGTTGTCGTTTGCGGTCTCGGAATGGATTGCGTCACTCGATGACGATGACACGGTGACGCCGGATTATGTTGAACGACTCAAAGCGGAATGCAATGATTTGGATTTGATTCATTTCCGGGCAGAAATGGAAAATGGCGTTGACCTCCGGCCTCCGCTTGGGAACTTTGGATTCTCGGCGGGGAACGTGTGCAACGCCTTTTGTTTCCGCCGTGAATTTGCGCGGGATCATAAACTCGCGTTCATTGATGGCACGAGTGAGGATTGGCTCACGGTAAAAGCGTTCATCGGCGCCGGAGCACGAGCGAAGATGTCTGAGAGTATTACCTATCGGATAAGGCACTGAGACAATGGCCTATCAACAGTTTGTGATGGAGCGCGGTGGTATCAAGACGATCATCAGTATTCCCTGGACTGTCGATCAGCTCCAATACGGTCAGAATAAATCTGAGAAAGTCAAGGATGAGGCAGATTCCTTTAGCAAGGTTCCGCTGTTATTCAGGGCAGTGAATCTCCGGTGTAATACGCTTACGTCTGTTCCGTATAAAATCACGAAGATTAATGGCAAAGACGAAATCGAATATCCGTACGAAGAGATGTTGCCATTTCAAGATTTGATCTGGAAAACGGAAGCATCGTTGCTACTCAAAGGCGCATCCTATTGCGTGCGTCTGGCAGATGAAGGCGGAACGCAGGTCGGCCTTCAATGGCTCAATCCATTCACGGTCGTGGTGAAGAAAGTTAACCGCAAAGACCCGACTTCGACCGAGATCGGATTCCAGCAATATCTGAATGGCAAGACTTATCCGCTGACGAAGGAGGGTTATTGGTCAGCTGATGAGATGTTCTATCTCCGACAATTCAGCGTGTCGGATGACATCGGCCCGGGTACTGCTCCGGCGGCTGTTGGCATGACAAGTTCACGCTTGCAGCATTACCTGACATTTTTCGCTTCGCAATTCTTCGAGTCCGGTGCTATGCCGGTCACGATGCTTGGTTTACCCGGTGATCCACAACCGGCAGAAAAAGAACGAGTTGAGAGTTTCTTCAAGAAAGCAATGCAGGGAATGCGTAATGCTTTCCGCGTGCTGGCGGTTTCAGGAGAAGTGAAACCACAGATTCTGACACCAGACTTCAAAGACCTTGCCATCCCAGCTTTGAAGGAACATGCTATCGATGATATTTCGTGGGCATTCGATATTCCAAAGACGGTCTTGATTTCCAATGCGGCCAATTATGCAACTGCTGATTCGGATATGCAGCATTTTCTGAAACATACAATCATCCCGCGCACGAAGTTCTTTGAGCACCAGTTTAATACGAAGCTGTTGAATGATTTCGACATGAAGCTCACGTTCTTCCCGCAACAAATGACCGAACTTCAAGAGGATGAGAAAGAGCGATCCGGTGCGTTCCGCAATTATGTCCTATCGGGCATGAAGCCGCAACTTGCAGCCGCCGTGCTTGGTATCGACATCCCTGAAGACTACAAAGCCGAATGGGAAGCCGGGCCGACCGAACCGCTGTTGACCGGCAGGCAGTCCGTGCTTGCTCAGGGTGTAACCGAAGCACCTCCCGGCCCTGTGGTAGAAGAATCAGGTGGAAAAGATGTAGGCGAGAAATCCGCAATGCGTGATGATTTGGATCGGTGGAAGCGCAAAGCCCTGAAGCGATTGGATGCGAAGAAGTCTGCACAGGTTGAATTTGAGAGTAGTTTCATCCCAAGCGAAATCAAGGCAGGTGTTTTTGCCCTGCTTGAAAAAGCCGATAATGCCGATGTTGTGCGCGGTATATTCGCTGAGGTCGTGAATCATTATTGCGCACCTGCGGCGACGCTCAAGACGAGTGTTGAATTGAACCGGGAAATTCTCCAATCCATTGAGTCTTTGGATTCCCGAGTAAAGGAAATCAAGATCGACGTGGCGGGCATGACAACATCCGTAGGAGATTCCTTTGGTGCGATGCAGTCCGAAATGAACCGGATAATCGAAACCGCAAAGACCGGTGATGATCAATGGCGTGCAGAGTTCAAGAGTTTCCGAGAACAATATGAAACCAAGAGCGCACAGGAACGGAAACAATACGATGAGTCCATGAGTGCAGCACTGTTTTCTATTTCCTCTGAACTCACCGAGACGGTGAAAACGAACGCGGATCGCATTCTCGAAAATAGGATAGCCGAACAGGATGGTACAAAGACCGCAGAGGCCATCAAGAACGTATCCGACAAACTGTATGATAAACTCGAAGCAATCCATGCCGATGTGAATCGTAAGCGCATACGAATGTAATTTTCAAGCGGGTTGGGGTTATCAACTCCATCCGGCTATCGGTGCACGAAATTCCGAATACCAGCAAAACGCCATGCAATGGTATAAAGAAGCTGTGCAGGATATGATTGCGACGTTGACGAAGAAATGAACTCGGCATTTCAAGATACTGCGTTTCAGGTGAGTGCGTTTCAGATGGCGGGAAGCGCACCGCCGCCTTTGATTATTCCAATGGGATCGGGCTTTGCAACATCGAGAAGCCGAAGCAAAGACGATGATGATGTGCTGGCATTCATGGCGGAGAATGATTTGATATGAGCGAAGAAGCAAAATCAGCACCGAAGTTGATAGCGCAGATCATTGTACAGCTTACCGATAATGGAGAGATGAAATTCTCGTTGCCGCAGAACAAGCGCATGGCTGTCAAGATGCTTTTGCAGGCATTGGAAGGCGCGGCGATGATGCCGAACGAAGAAGAGAAATCACACATCGTCAAGCCCGGTATGATTTTGGGTGGCTTGCCGACGCAAAGAGTATCGTAACAAGGAGAATGCAGATGGACACGTTAAACATAACCGTCACGATGGACGATAGACTCGCAGACTTACTTTCTGCGTTCTCGGAAATCACGGCCATCAAAAAGGGATCGCGCAATAACACGGACGATCAAACTCGCATCCAGAAAGTCCACGACCTGACGAAAGAAATGAGCGTAGATCGGGATTGTAACAAGGCTACAAAGTCTGGTGCACGCTTCTCGAAGGAAGACAAGGCGATGGTCGAGAAGATACACGATCATGCCGTGAACCTCGGCGCGGAATGCGGCCCGGATGGCACGCAGAATTTTCCGGCTGGCAAGAGCGTGAATCTCGAAGAGTATGTTAATAAAGTCCGTTCTGAGTTCCAGGAGGAGTTCGGAACCGATCAATGGACTCCGAAGACACCCTATTGCGTGGATGTGCTGGATGATTCCGTCATTGCCAAGTTCGGTGATAATTACTACCGTGTGCCTTATGAAGACGTGAATGACGAGATCACGTTTGAGGAAGACATGACGCAGTGGACGATGGTCGAAAAAGAATGGTCGGATGTTGAGGCCAAAACAAGGCTTGCGGCGAAAGTCGCAAAACGTCCCGATGTGAAACCGAAGCAAGGACTGAGCAAATATGGAAACGTCTCGTTCGCTGACGAGAAGAACAAGAAATATCCCATCGATACCGAAGCGCATATCCGTGCAGCGTGGAATTACATCAACAAGCCGAAGAACGCCGGGAAGTATTCAGCCGGTGACGTGGCGAAAATCAAGCGCCGGATTGTCTCAGCGTGGAAACAGAAGATTGATAAAGCCGGGCCGCCTTCTGCCGCGACAAAGAACAATTCCTTGCAAGACCTGGTAAACGACATTCGCAACTCGTGGTATGAATGGTGGCAGGAAGACGATACTCTTCCCGTGGATTACCCGGAAGACGCAGACGAGCCGAATCAATACGGATACGTCTCGTGTCCGACCGTCCTTGACGTTCTGGACGATGCAATCGTGATTAGTCTCGGCACGAAGGAATATCGTGTGGGCTATACGACGCTCGGCGTGGATGATTATGATTTCGATTCACCCGACAAATGGACGCAGGTAGAATATACCTGGGAAGATGTGGAGAAAGCATCGAGCGAAGGCACAACGGTCAAGTCCTCGATGCTGATGAATTTCTGCGGCGCGATCAAGATGAAGGAAAATGGACATCTGGGCGAGAAGTGCATTGCATTTTCAACTGCCTCCGATCCTGATGTTGACGCAGATTATTTCGACAAAGCCACCGATTACGGATTCAGCGAAGCCGTGAAATCGATCACCGGCCCGATCTATGTTCATCACTGTTTGCCGATCAAAACGGCAAAGGGTGTTGTGCGAATCAAGAAAGCCATCGGACAGGCGACCGCAACAATGGACGATGACGGCATTGCCATCGATGGCGTGCTTTATGATTCCTTCGAGACCGCACACGATGAATACGTGGCGAAGATTGCCAAGACCGTTAAGGCCGCGATTGCTGCTGGAAAGATGGGCTGGTCAACTGGAACGGCTGTGCATCTTGTTGCTCGAACCGCAGTAGGCAAATCGAAGCACATAGACAAGTGGCCACTTGGCCTTGATTTTACTATTACACCGACCCCGGCAGGAATCAAGCAAGGGGTTACTGTTGCATTGAAATCGATACAGACGCC